ATATTTTGACAAAATATGAAGACGATAATGTATTAGAGTTATTTGCCTTTAGTAAACGAAACATCTTTATAGACATGTACAATCTGTTTTTAGAGTTCCAAAATAAAAATCCTAAACAGTTTTACCAATATCTACAGAACTTATATGAAGAATATTTTGCCTATTTTAGTAGTATGTCTAGTGTTCAATCAATCCCTGAAAATATAAACCTGATACCTTATAAAACACTTGGATATAAAGAGGTTATGTCAAGTTATGCTTCTACGATCAAAAAACAAGACGAAAAGCTACAACAACTATATAAAAAAATAGATGATGTAGATGATGAAGTGTTCTTATATACAGCCTTTCTTCAAATCTTCTTGAAAAATGTATTAAATGGTTCTGAGCACATTTTTTGGTTCGATACCATAATGCCGCTTTTCAAATATGCACCAATATTAAGTTTTGAACGTGGACGAAATCAACAAGGTTTATTTATATATCAAACCTATTTAAATTACACTGCTGAAATTATTGATACCACTATGTTAACTCGACAAAGTATTTGGCCAAATGTAGTAATTGTTATTGAAAATAAAGAAAAATTTCTTGAAGAACTTGATTTTATAGGAATTAACGAAAAATTCATCTATGGAGATTATGATAATATAGCCAAGTACATAAAAAGAAGTTTCAATAAAATATAGATTTTAACAACATTTATCAATATGTGAAACAACTAAACATGGTAAAATAATATTTGGATTGGCGTCCAATACATATTATTAAAATTAAGATGGTTCAAGTCGGAGGAAGGCACCTTAGGGTGTCTTTTCTTTATGAAATTTACCAAATGTAAATTATTTAATAATGTACGCCACCCCTACTCTTGAAGTTATGTTGCATAGCATGATATACTTTAGATAACTTAAATAACTTTACATAACATAACGTAAAGTTAAAGATAAAAATAAGCCTTTCAGTACTCCAATACCGAAAGACTTTCAATAAAAATATCATTACTTGGTAAGAATAGTAACTAGAAGATTCAAAACACCAAACATTACAGTAAACACTACTGTAAAAATCGCACATACTGCAATTGTGGTTTGAGTTTTCATATACTCACCACCTTCCTAAGCCTTTCGTACTCCAATACGATGGGCTTATTTATATGATATCACAATTAAAAATACGAAGAAAGATTTCTTCCTAAACAATGAAGGTGAACACCTTACTTAAAACTTACAAATTAAATCTAATTTCTATTACCATCTAAAAACCTATACCAATAACCCCCTAAAAAAACAATTTTCATCCTTAATATAGTGATTTAATACTTTTTTTCGCAACCAATTAGCATAATTTCTTTTTATCTTAAATTTCACGTACTATATCAGATGTGTAAAACCTAATTCAGCAATAAGGCCTATTCTACCATCCGTCCCCTTATCCTCTAACCAAGTAAGTAATAAATCCCTTATTTATTCCTCTATCTTAGTGAGTAGTTCCCCCAGGAGTTAAACAATCTCAAATTTTTCATCTTTTCTTCGCAATTAAACTTGACTGAAGGTCTTGAAGGTTTTTATCATGTGGGAACGATTATGGAACACGGCTGGAAGGCAGATTTATCCCCTACTTTGAAGGACTACAAAAAAGTAATCAATCAAAATAGATGGATAAGCGTCTTTGTTTTCACCATGCGGTCACTTATAAGGTATCCGTATGTATAGACCCTGTTCACTCAGCGATTTTCACCGCATACATCCTTTTCCTATGGCTTGTCCTTGTAATATCGTCCCTACACGACAAACTGAATGTACTCCCTAGCGCCGTAACGCTAACGATAACCACCCGAACCTTTTAGAGAATCGTCCCTGGGCAAGTTCTCGCCCACCCTCACCAGATGAACAGGAATCCAATGAGGGGTGCTGTTTTTGTAGGCGCATACTCTGTACCCCCTGCACGACCAACAGCTAGCCACGCCGTAACACGTTCCCCCTATATAGAAGCACGGAATTACGGCTTATCAGTTTTTATTTACGTGGTTTCAGGCAATTCCACGCGAACCAAAACAAAAAGGCATCTCCGATTCCTAAATAGCCTGTAGATCCACAAGACTTCTAGGTTTAGAGATGCCCGGTATATATCTTTTGGAATATAAAATAATCAAAACTAGTATTTACTAGTTGATATTTATCCAAACAATAGATAAAATGGGTATATCAAAGAAGCCTCGTGAAAAGGCATAGTTGTTTAAGGTTAGTGGTGGTACACTACTTAAACGTAAACACTGTGGGTTAATACAGCTAATTTCTAGTCAAGTGGTGGTACACTTGCTAGAGCAAGTCATTCCCGCTAAAGGTTGGTAGCCATTAGCATATGGGAGTGGCTTTTTGTTTTGTGTTCATATTCAGTTGTTTTACTCAATCTTCGTTTATGTAAAATATCAAATTATGTTTTGTTTTGTAGAATGGTGCTTGTTGTTTATAACGTTACAACAAGCTTTTTTCTTTGTAAATACAGAAATGACAACTTAAAACTACGCATAGGTAGAGATATACACCTACGAAAAAGTGTAAAAGTATACTTTTCTACCTAACTTTGAAAATTAGTATACTTTTTCAAAGTTACGCATAAGTAGAAAAGTATACTTTGAACCTCATATTTATAAATGATTCCTTCATAAAAATTACAATTAACCCCTTATTAAGGGCATTTAGAGAATCAATTTCCAAACTACGAAAAAGTGTAAAAGTATACTTTTACACTTTAAAAATCATCCATTCTATAAACTACGTATAAGTAGAAAAGTAGAAAAGTATACTAAAAAATCTTACGCTTTAGTATACTTTTCTACTCTTTCGATAAATTTATTGAAAAAATATAAACTTTTCTTCGGTATACTGTTGCGAATATTGTATGTAGATGTTACATTTTACTCAAAGGTATACTTATTCGGAGTTTTATGGAGGAATGTCGAAAATGACTAGACAAGCAACTACATACGTGATCGGTAACTTTAAAGGTGGAGTTGGAAAAACAAAAACAGCGACAATGTTAGCCTATGAAGCAGCTACTGTATTTAATGAGAAATGTCTATTAGTGGATATGGACCCTCAAGGTAATGCTACAAGAGTCCTTGCTAAAACTGGTGACATTGAACAAATAGACAAATCTATTACTGATGGATTTCTAAATCAAAATTTAGAGAATGAGATTATCCCAGTTATCGAGAATTTGGATATCGTTCCATCTAATACTTCATTTAGAAAGCTTTCGAAAATCCTCTTTGATATGTTCCCAGAGGATGAACTTGCACAAATTACATATTTAAAGAAGTTACTAGAACCATTAAAAGATAAATATGATCGTATCTATATTGATGTACCACCAACAATCAGTGACTACTCAGATAACGCTATGATAGCAGCTGATTATTGTATCATCGTTCTACAAACGCAAGAGCTATCTTTAGAGGGTGCTCAAACATATATCGCTTATATGCAGTTCTTAGCAGAAACATATGATGCAGACCTACAAGTTTTAGGTATTATTCCAATGATGCTACATCAAGGAAAACGAGTGGATAATAAAGTATTGCAACAAGCTCAGGAAATGTATGGCGGAAACGTTCTAAATACAATCGTGAGATATCAAGAGCGCCTAAAAGTGTATGATATTGAAGGGATTCATAAAAACGTAAATGTTAGCGGTAATATTGATATGTGGGATGAAAAAGCTCATCAACTATTCATTGATGTTCTTAGCGAACTTAATGAACATGAAAACTATTTTGCTACTATTAACGCTTAAGGAGGAAGTTCATAATGTCTAAAGCACCATTTCAGCCTATAGTCACAAAACCTGGAAACACATTAAATGACAAAGGTGTACAGATAAAAGGAACTAACGATTTTGGCCGTAATAGTGAGCCCGTTAAGAAACAAGTTATTAAGCCTATCATCAATAAAGCTAAAGTAACTGCTCCAGAGAAGCCAGATAATCGTTTAGTTCCATCTAAAACTGCTAAAATTTCACCTGCTGTTCAATTAAAGCTAAATACATTAAAGCCATTTATAAAGGAACAAGAAAATATGGATAAAGCATCAGTTAACAGTATTATCGATATGTTACTTGAAAGCTATGTAAATACTAAGTTAACAACTCGACAGTCTGAAGGGTATAAAGGTATGTACAAGCATCTTTACGAGATGTTGGAAAAGAAATAAAAAAGCAAAACGTTTTAAATAGGAGTGGTACCTGTGGAAAATAAGAATAATTCATTTGTAGTAACAGTTACGCCTATTACTGACAACTTAGATTTAAATGCAAACACAGACAAGAAATTACAGGCGCCTGAGAAAAAGAAGTTTAAAAACCAAGAAGGAAGCATTAAAGTTCCTAATGAATCAAAAGTAGAACTTGAAGCTCTAATGAAAATTACCCAAAAGAAATTCGCTCATGAAATAATTGATCTACTTATAAATAATTATGTAGAAAAAGAATTAACTGCAGAGCAGAAAATGAAATTTAAATTACTGACTGAAATATAAAAAGAAGTACCTCTGTTTCTGATTAGGGGTACTTCTTTTTATGGTATACATCAAACGAAAAATGAATCTTTCGTCAAGGTAGAAAAGTAGAAATGTATACTTTTCTACTTTTGCGTAGTTTATTGAAAATCCTCACCAGAACTTCCACCATGGCTTTTTCTTCTCTTTCGCTGCAGCAACCTCATCACGAAATTCCTGCATCATTCTCTTCGTCTCCTGCATCTCCCGCAATGTCTTCATAAGCGTCTCATCCCGCGCTTCCAATCGTTTTTCCACGCGTTCATTATGCGCTTCTACACTCGCTTTGATTTCCTCATTGCTCTGCTTCGCCTGCTCACTTAATCGCTTCTCCATCGCTAACATACTCTGATTCATTTCTTGCGCCATAACGCTGTACTGTTCCTGTAATTGCTGTTTAATGTGGAATGGCACTAAATCCGTTTCCTCAGCCTCTTCTTGAATCAGATCCGGATTAACTTTTTCTATTTGCTGCGCTATCATCTTCGCTGCCTTCTCTAGCGTCATACCGTCATGCTTACTGAGTTCAATTAGCTTCTCGATAACCATAATGTCATTGTCTGTGTACTGGCGTCTGCCACGATTATCTTTCTTTACAGCGAATCCTTCTCGCTGCAATACTTCCATGTACTTTCTAAGGGTGCTATCACTTATTCCTAGTCGTTTATATACTTCACTAGCAGAATAAACAATTTCGTCCGTCATAACGTCACAACACCTCCTAGTGACAGTATTCCATGATGGTTAAGAAATTCCTGCAAAGAAAAAAGCCCTACATATGTAGGACTAAATAGCTTTAGCTATTTCTACAAGTAATCTCATGAACAACGGAATCATTTGAACTACTATATAGCCGATCCCAGCCCTTGAAATAAGAGAGAAGCCCCGTTCCTGACTACCTACCATAATGAACAACCCGCCGCATAACGCTACAACGGATGCAATCGGATAGGATACTGCTTTAATCAAGAAGATAACCGGTTCAAACGCATTTACAATACGATTGTATAACTGGCCATCTATATAGTTTTTTATTGCCCCGTCATTGGACTGTACATCTTTAAATACTTCATTCACATCTGGATTATTTCCATCAGCAAATACATGAGGAATATCTATAATATTGCTGAATATAATAGCACTACCGATCACAATACTTATTCGCGCCGCCACGGGTGCGTATTTTTTTGCTCTCTTTTTGAACAAGCTCCACTTTTTCTTCGCTCCATAGTTACCATCCATAAAATCTTTGATGCTCATTGTCTCAGTTGCCATATGGACCATCTCCTCGTTTTTAATGGAAATCAGTAACCGTAAATATGTTGCAATCCAATCCCTCACAAAGCTTCTGGAGTTGTTTTCTGCGGTATTCCGTCGTGGTGTACCAAATGAACTTAGGCGTCTTCTCAAATACTTTGCATTCCATCAATTTGCGATATTTCTGCATTTTGATACGGTTCGCGCTCATCTTTTGCTCATGATCCACCTCTACAATGTGGTAATGGCCATTATCCGTAAATAGTGCATCTGCAATTATGGAAACGACACCTTTCACATTCATCTTTACTTCCTGCTTCCACGTTTTCGGGCATTCATAAGCGATGTAAATATCATTCCTCATAATGTAATGACGAAATTGATTCGAACGCTTGAGTATTTTCTTGCTTCCGATACGTTCACGCCCTTCCTTGTTAAGATAATAAACCTTCTCTCCATCCCTAAAGCTAGATACATATTCTTCAATTCCTTTCATGACACGCGAAGCATTCCTGTCACCACCAAGATCGTGAAGTACCTGGATTTGCTTTCTACTAAGAAAGCCGAGTTTCTTCAAGCTCAAGAGTATACTTTCTGTTCTCTGTTCCTTCATGGCTAGTTTTTGCATCTTCATGCTCCTTCCTCGCTCTTATGTTGATGTGCGGCTTTATGATGTTATCAATTTGCTTATTATCGATGTAAATTGTCTGTAGGACCCTCTTCTCGTTCGTTTGATATATAGCCCTCCCTTTTATGTTAGGAAGACTCTCTGCGCCGCTATCGTCTAGCACAGCACGGCTCCCAGCTTCCGTCTGTAATCTAAAGCAAACACGAGCGCCTATATTTTGTCGTAACTGTGATGGCAAAGCTTCATTTGTTGGGTACTGCGTCGCATATACCAAGCGAAATCCTGCTGCCCTTCCGCGACGACCTATATCTACAATTATGTCTCTGCACTCCTGATATGGCGTCATGTCGGCTGCTTCATCTACGATTACAAAATACCGTACTGGATCCCCGGCTTCTTTTATATCTTCGTATCCTTTTTCTAGTAAGTATTCGTTTCTAGCATTCAGTTTATCTTGCAATTCCCTTAGAGTTTCTAGGGCTTCCTCTGGGTTCTTCGCAATTGATTCGACTTGATTTAGGAATCTGTATCGGTTGAAAGAGAGACCACCCTTCAAATCTATAAGGAATAGCTTTGTATTTTCTGATTGGTTGCGTACCAAGGATGTAATGATGAGCTTTAGTACATTAGATTTACCCATATCCGTCATGCCGGCAAAGATCATATGTGATAACTGGTCAAAGTCGTGTTTTATTAATCCATCTCTTGTATAACCAATAGGTACTTCCCATCCCCTACATTGCTTCATCATCTCTTCTTCAAATTTCACAAAATCAGGAATCCCTTTCTCGTGAACTCGTATTTTAAGTAACCCATCGTAAGACAGCTCAATTTCCTTTCTAACGAGTTTTTTCTTGTTTATGATGTTTTGTATTTGTTTTAAGATATCTTTTCGCAGTCGAAGAGATTTGAAGTCTTGTAGTTTGAAATCATAAACTTTGCTCTTGTGATTTAATCCATCTTCTAAATGTTGTATCTTTTGTTCAAAATCGGAGAAGCTAAGACCGAGAGGAATCCTATAAGCATATTCAACTCCCCAATTATTTCTCGTTTTACGGAGTAGCTGTATAGTCCTAGTCTCTTTTCCTTCCTTTACTTTCAAACCACAATTAGCGCAGATCCTTTGAATCTTAGAGGCATCATTTGTTGCTCCTTTTTGATGCATTTTCGATAGAAAGACTACACCACCGACTGCAGCAGAACTTACTAACTCAAATATCACAAACTCACACCACCCCTCATGTATGTTTTAGCAAAAACAGTCCCTGCTAATTAGAAGAGAGAATAATAGCTATGAATCATTGAAAACTGTAGTCTCGCAATGTCTTACGCAGTATTCTGTAAACGAATTCTATTCAGAATAGGTGAAACGAAGTTTTGAAAGGCTATCAATTTGGAACTGAGAATCGTAATTTGTTTGGTATGGTAAAAGGTATTTCATACTGTTTGTCTGATATGCATCTTTTTTTGCACTCGTATAAAAAAGTTAACTCTTGTACATGCTGTTTACTGAGGTGACAGTAATGTTTGATTGGCTAAAATTAGGGAAAACAAATAGAAGTAAATTTGGAAAGTGGTTAGATCGCCAAGGGATTTCCCAAGCGGAATTAGGAGAGAAATCTAAGTTGAGTAGAGCAACTATTTCAAAATTGTGCAATGACCATACATATAGACCGAAATTTTCAACTGTAGTTCAAATCACAAAAGGGTTAAAAAAGTTAGGGAAAAACATAAATGAAAATGAATTTTGGATGTAGCTTCGTAAAAAAACGGGGCTATTTTCACGCTTTCAAAAGAACGTACGTTCGTGTATAATTAACATAAATTACACGAATCGGAGGATCATCATGGATAATACAAATTGGGGAACACCGAAGATTAAAGGGCGTGGCATGGTGAAGTGGCAGCCGTTTGCCAGTATGCCGGAACAGTTCGCAGGAATTAGAGAAATAATGGTTGATTTAAATAAAGTACCGAAACCAATAGTTTCTGAAGATATGCAAGAGCAAATTGAACGAAGTCTTATTCATTCGATGCAAAGTAAAGAGGAAATATCTATTTCGTACTATCGTGACGGAATGGTGCACGACATGTACATTAATGTGCTACACATCGAACCAATGTTAAAAACCGTATATTGTACAGATGCATTTGGACTTAATACAGAATTCAAGTTTGATGAATTAGTGAATATAAATTAAAAAAAGCCGCCCGACAGGACGGCTTTCGTTGTTTACTTTTTAAAATACTCGTAGAACCATTTGCCTTCAGGTCTAGTATCCATCCACCAAGTAATTTTATCTAATTCAGCATTAGGTAATACTTCTGTTTGCAAGTATGCTGTACCGGTTAATGGATCAGAAATAACCTGTCCTTTAGTTCCGCGCTCAGCCATAGCATTTAATACTTCCGGAACCAATGAAACGCCAAATCCACCAGATTTAACATATTGATAGCCACCATTAGAAATAGTTTGTTCTGGGTGATTCACTTCTGTAAACCAAGATAATGATTTACTGCCAATCAATTCATTCAAATCGCACTTCCCAATACCAGGTACATTTCCTGTTTCAGTGTATTGCCAAATATCGCATGGATATGCTGGTCTATTCCCACCATATCGTGGAATCCATACGAAATCAGCGCTAATTTTATCAGCTTGGAATTCTTTGTATGTGTGGTGGCCAACATATAATCCAACCTTTTTAGCGCCAAGTCTGCGTAATTCATCAATGAATGCCTGTGTGCCAGCTCTCATATCCCCCATTGTTTTCACTTCTACATCAGCTACCCAGAATAAAGCATCTTTATCCCCGCGATTCCAAAAATCACGCGCTTCAACCCTTGCATCATTTTCAGAAACAAAACGACAAAATGCGTAATTCCCGAAAGGTACCCCATGTTCTTTCATACTTTGAGTGTGGCGTTTATGCCATTGATCTATAACTCTTGAACCATCTTGAACACGTGAAATAACTAAATCTAATTGTGGCGCTGCTACATCCCAATTAATATCACCGTTCCATTTCGATGTATCTACAATGTATCCCATTATTTATCGTCTCCTTCACTATTCACTTCATGATCAGACCAAATACCAAGTACAACACCAACAGTGAATAAATATGGCGCCAATTCATCTAAGAAAGTCTTCGCTTCTGGAACGCCAAACTTCGTAAACAAAAATCCAAGTAAAGAAAAAACCGCAACCCATGTTTTCCAGTTGCGGAATCGTTTTTTAATATTCTCTATATTCATTTTTAATTTGCCTCCTTTTCTAGATTATCTAAGCGTTTATGTGCTTGTTTGGTACTTTCTTCAACCCTAGTAATTCGTTCGCCAAATGAAACCATCTGTCGTTCACTGGCTTTTTGATCTATGCGAATGTCATCAACACCTTTACTGATGTATTCTAACTTCGCTTTCATTTCCGCCCCTTGTTGACCGTCTGACTTAATTTCTTTTGAGCGATTTAACGAGTAAGAAAAATACCCAATTAATGCTGATGCGATTGCTATAAGTACTCCAATTTCAATTGTCATAACTTCACTCCTTTTTGGTAATAAAAAAAGACACCTTTGTGTCCCTACTTAAAACAACTAACATCCATACCAAATATATCTGCAATATCATTCTCGCTACGATCAGATAAATAAGATTCTGTTGTTGATACGTCACTGTGATTAGCAAGTGACTTTAATTTTTCAAGTGGTATACCTTGCTCACGAAGATTATCAAGCCTTGAATGACGGAAAGCATGAGGATTAATTGAGATTGTTTTACCTTCCTTATTACTCAACATGCCGGATAAAATTTCACACCAGTAATTAAAAGCACTCTTATTAACTAGTCTTTTTTGACCATTGCCATATGTCTTTACAAATAGCTGATTAATATTATCTTCTCCTCTATCTTCAAGGTACCTCGAAATTAATAATCTAGTACGTTCGTTATAATACAACCTAAACTTCTTGCTTCTTTTTCCGATAACAGTATTTGTATAATAACGTTCAGCTAATCCATCTTTTAATACCTGGTGCACTTCATTCTTTCTTGCTGCACTGTAATAAGAAATAGCAAGGTATACAGCGATAAGTATCTGGTTCTGTTTATCTAGTTCATCTAGTAACCATTCAATCTGTTCCTCTTTTAAAAATGTGATTTCTCTAACTGGATTTTTCGGTAAACCTTTTACCCTAGAACCAATATTAAATTCATAATCATAATCGTCGTCATCTGCACAAAACTCTAGTGTGGACCGTAATGCACTCATTAATCCATTTACACGAGCATTAGACATGTCCATTTCTTGAAATACAATACAGAGGTTACGAATGTCTTTTCTTGTTAGTTCTGTGATTCTTTTATTATCAAAATGTTGATAAATTAAATACATTATGATTCTTAGGTCCCAACGATATTGCTTTAAAGTACTCTTCGCTTTGCCTTGTGATTTCTTTTCAATCAGGAAGTCCCTAACTAGGTTCTTATTATCTGAACTAACGTGTTTATCATAAATTACAGGATCTATAATTCGTTTCAATATAATTAACACCTCCTGATAAAATAAAAAGAATAGATTATTTCTGCTCTATAGGTCCCGTTTCTTCATCAGTTCCTTCTGGTGGTTCTTCAGTTGTTGGCGGTGTAACAGGGTCTGTTGGTTGCTCAGGTTCAGTTACGGGTGGTTGTTCTGGTTCTTTCGGTTCTTCTTTCACCGGGACCACCTGCTTCACGTCGATTCGGGAGAAGATATAATCACCAATTACAACTGTAATGGTATTGCTGTTGTTCAATTGTTCATTTAAGTAGATTGGATCATAATCATTTGTTACAATCTCAATCTCTTTTCCACCGTTTGTATGAACCTTCAACTTCTTAGTACCTTCTACAGTAGGCAAATTGATTGGCAAAATACGTTTTACATCAATTCTTTGAATAATAAAATCACCGATAAGCACAGTGATTAGATCATTACTATTCAATTGTTCGTTTAGCGCCTGTGCATCATATTTTTCAGATTGTACTGTGTGTTTCAAACCGCCTTGTGTATGGATTTCAATTGTTTGCATATGTTATCAATCTCCTTCTTTGTTTTTATTCATTTTTCTTAATAAGTACCGCCACTTCTGGACTGGATAAACAGTCTACCTGTAACAGTAGCATTAATTCTAGCTAAACTATCTGGTGTGATTTTAATCTCAACATAACGGCCGCGTTGAAGTTTACCATCAGAATCCTTTGCTAAATAAGGAATCAAATTAATATCTTGTCCTTTTATTGAATCAAAAGGTAATGTATTCCCATCCACTTCAATCGTTACTTTTGAAGGGGTTTGATATAATTCGAAAATGCCGAACTCAATTTCGTGTGTATGATCTGGCAAAGTTATACTGTGTGTATGATTTGGAATGCTGATGTCGTGTGTATGGTTAGGAATGCTAATGCTGTGGTTATGATTCGGTATGCTGATATTATGACTATGGTCTGGTAACGAGATATCATGTGTATGATCTCCGCTAGAACCATGAGTGTATAAGCTTGCCCCAGTCCCTTTTGCGTAAAATGAAGCCGCTGTAAATCTTCCAGGATCAGAAAAAGCTGTATACAATCCTATTGTTGCAGGTTCAGCAGGAACAATTCCGCCACCATGAAACATCTTATGAACATGGTCTCCTCCGCCGCTTGAAGCCCTCACCGTACCACCACCAGCACTTGTTGAACCAACAGTCGCACCTCCTGAAGTTGTGGAACTTACATTAGCGCCACCCGCTTGGGTTGAACCGACCGTTGCTCCTCCAGCTGAAGTCGAACCTACAACAGCACCTCCACCTTTAATAGCACGCTCATATGCCCTAAATCTTAATATCTCAAATGTTAGTAACAGTTCATTTACATTCTTAACATCATTAGGTATTTGGAACCTAATGACAGCTGGATGTTCTGGATCACAATTATCCTGGAAATCTCGACTATCAATATTCGTCGTCCCTTGAGAATATACTTCGTTGACTCTCTGTCGTTTTTCAATATCGGCTTGTATTGTACCTAAATCAGTTACCTTATTTTCTAATACAAGTTTTACATCAAGTGGATTCCCCGTGACATCATCTTTCGAACGATCCATTACACGTAAATCTACTGATATATTGAAATCTTCATCATACAGACGTACTAGCTTACCAGTCTCATACTTTTCTATTTTGTACGGGTCAATTAATTCGTAATCAATTGCATCAATTTCATACGTAACTTTTGGCATACACGCTTTTAGCAACATCGAATTTGCTGAAGCGTAAAGTGATTGAGCATCTTCAAACCTTCTATCTACCCATATATAATCAAATCCATCGTGTAATTCTCTGACAAACGCAGGAGCGTCAATATAAGGAAGGCCATTATTAACGCTTTTAATTGTAAGTTGGTTTACACCTTCGCCATAACCCAGCGGATAAATCCTTGTCATAACATCTTTAGCTTCTACTTTCCGTTTAATGCCCTTCATATTCTTCCGGTATCGGAGCTCACCTGTAATTTCTTCAGAATATCGAATGATGTTTAAAGTCCAAGGATACGAAGAATCATCCCAAGTCCACTGGAATTTCTCATCAAATGGCTTCGGAATACTATATATCGGGCCTAATAAGGTATCTTCATTTTCCCAACTGTATGAGAAATACTTTGTAAAATCACATCGACCAAGTTTCCAATGCTTTATTCTTTGTTTGCTAAGGAGATACTCTATATTCTCCCTTGTGGTTAAATTAATTCTTTCGTGGTAACCAAAAAGCACGCTATCCATCAATGTGGATAAAACGTGCTCACAGTCATACGTTATTATTTTTTCGTGTACTTCTCTTTCTTCTTCACTGTCCATAATACGAAACATACCAATACGTTTACCATTATCAAATATCTCTACATAGTCAAACGTTTCAATTTCTTCTCGCTTTGGGTCAGTGAATGGCAATGAAAAACCCGCCGTCCAAAGTTCATTGAGTGGCGGGTTATATTTTATATTATATGCATTTTCAAGATATGCTTTGAGTTGCATTTGTTTGTTGTAAAGCTTTAGCAATATATCACCTCGTTTCAAAATAAAAAGAGTAGCTACAGCTACTCTGAAGAATACGCATTTCATTAACACTTGATACTTATATCGCTTGTTTAACTGTCTTATCTTTTCTAATACTTCCTTTTAGAATTCCATTACATTTTTTAAGTATAGGTTTTTCAATAAAAGTATGGAATAAACATCCAAAAATAACAGTTAAAATAACAAGTATAGTAGTTGTACTCCACAATCCAAGCAAATTATACAGATTAATTACTAAGAATATTTTATTGATTACTGTATAGATAGGTATATGAGTTAAATATAATGAGTAAGAAGCATTACCTAAATAATAAAGCGGTTTTATACTAAATACCTGTTTACTTTTTAAATCTATTAGCGATGAACCTAATATGATTAACGCTGAAGAAAAACCAAAACAAATAATTCTAGGTATTGAGTATTTTTCAAACACTCCTAGATTAATAAATAACCAAGAAATTAAAAAGAATAATACACCTAGAACTAATAGTGTCTTAGCGAATTTCATCTTGTATTTCATGACAATATAAGCGACTGCACACCCAAGTAAGAATTCAAGGTTATAGTGACTTAATATGAAACTAATGTAAGAACTCTCTCCATTATTTGAGATGTTTTTTAAATTAAATAATATACCCATTAACCATAAACCTACCAATACCATTGAATGTTTAGGTTTTAACACAAACGTTAAACTAAATAGTAAATAAAAAAACATTTCATAACAAAGAGTCCAACCGACTTCTAAGACCGGGTGACTTGTTTGCGGAATTAAAAGTAATGATTTCATTATAGAAACATTATCATTTCCATACATTAAAAAAATAGGTAAATATAGAAATGTAACAACCCAATAAACAGGGTATACACGAATTAGTCTTTTTGATAAAAATGGTTTTAACTCTGTTTTTTTACCAAAATCCCCAAGGTGTATATATGAAATGATAAATCCACTCAATACAAAAAAGAAATCTACACCAGACCAACCAGGGTTAAAATACCCGTTTAAATAATCATAATTAAATTGTAAACTCATAATTCCAGTTATATGGTGAAGTATTACTAATAGTGCTGCTATACCTCTGAAATAGTGAATTGTAAACAAAGTTTTTCTTTGTTTATCGATGCTTCCTTCCAATGAATAATCCCCCCCCTAAATTTTACAAGACAAGGAGGATTATACAGGTTTAATAAATTATTTTCTATATATATAAATAAAAATCACGTTTTCATTATGAATGTGTAAATCGAAACTGAATAACTGTTACTTTTATTGTACTGATTGTAGTCAAACTCGCCTCTTTATTTTCTAAAACAAGAAATACTTTAGTTCGATCTGATGTATTCGGATACGTGTTTAATACTGCTACTTTTTTATCAGTAAAAATATTGGCACTTATAATATCCTCGTTCAAGATATTCTCTTTAAATTGTACGGTTACAGTTCTCACTTCTCCTGCATTTAAGGACAAACTAGAAACATTACTAACCAAACGTTTACAAAATCCAATATCTTGCGTGTACCCTTCAAATCCATCTACTGGCACTGTATAATTCGTACTATAATCTCTTCCAATTACGCTAGGTGGTTTGTACCATTTAGAGTTTGAGTAATAATATAAACCTTTCCCTTCTAACTGTAAATCCGATGCACACTTTAAATAAGTTCCTTCTTGTGGGTTGGTATCTTGTAATCTCCCGTTATATTCCAAAGTTCTTGAGTTGATACATATCTTTCTTCCATCTGTAGTCCAATTCGCTGTTACTGGATTAAGAGAAAAAGTATTTTCTGCATTAATTTTTATATCTGTTGTGGCTGTCATGATTGCAAGTCTATTGGAAATTAATTCGAGATTAACAGTTGATAGATTCATTTCTAATAAAGTCGTCGAATGAATTAATGTTCCTCCTTTTAATTTAGAATTAGAAACATTGATATTTGACTTATCATTTGATATACCATCGAAGCCGAACACAAAGTTGTTAGAGTTATTCACTCTATATTGAATATTGGATAAGTGTAAATTTTTCACAGAGTTATCTGTGGCGTAAAACCCGTAAGTAGTAGGGCCTTCGTAATCAATCACCATATTATCTCCGAACACATCATCAACCTTACCATCAAAACGGAAAAGACTTGAAATATTATTAGTAACAGTGGTTATACTTTTCATTGTAATGTTGTTTAAAGTTAATTTTTGAAGTGCACTTCCTTTAAGTACATTAAGTACACGAAGGATATTATTTGGATTTACATTGATATTTGATATTGAGATATCACCTTCCACAGCTCCAATGTCAAAATATTGTCCGTTTGATTGTGAAAATTCAACATTTATATTATTGAAGTTAATATTCTCTAACTTTGTATCTTTAAGGTATTTATTTCCATCAGCTAAATCCTCTTTTAAAATAGACACTACTCCAAATTTCGTAATTCCTGTTACATTTTCTAGAGTAATGTTTTTAAACTTAGATGCCCCATTAATCCCACTTCCTACAAGTTTAAGTACTTGATCTGATCCATTTGAATGAACTTTATTTATATATACATTTTCAACATTTCCTGTTTTTCCTAAAGTATAATTTGTATAATCACCCATTGTAAACGATATGAGATCATCATCTGTATTTCCAGTTATGTTTTCTAAATTCACATTAGTAAGTGGTGGTTGAAAGTGCAATCCGTCACTACCGTTGTTCATTCTAATATTTTTCCCTTTAAAATCACTAACGTTTGTAATCAAATAGCAATATTTCCACTCATTCCCTATATCTCTTACATTTTCTATAGAAAGGTTGTCAACACCACGAAATACAATTCCTATGCCTGGCCATGATTGAGGATTTGCATCATAATTACCGTTAGCTTGCGGATTACCAGCCTTGTTTAAATCAAAGGTTCCACCGATTAATTTTATATTCTTATCACGAGTATTCGTTCTATGCCCTTTATTTACAATTAATTCTCTATTAGTTCCATCTTTCTTTTTCAAGACTACTCCGTCTGCTAATTCAAATGTTGTATCACTTGGTATTTCCAAGCATCCTGTCAAGAACGTTCCAGGTGAAACAATTTTAATATGTCCTTTACTATTTAAGGCACCTTGAATAATAGATGTACAATCAGTCCCATTCACTAACCACAAAGGTTTTGCGTTTTGTTCCAAAGATGACTCTATATCGTCAAATCGGCTGTGTAACAGGTTGTGAGAACCTCGGGCTTGAACTACTTCTGCGTCTGATTGTCCATTCTCAAGAACGATTGAATCTAATTGTGATTGGACACTATTGGCTTTCTTTTCTGCTTTATTCGCCGTATTTACAGCACCATTCGCTATATTTGTAGCTGTACTCACAGCATTATTAGCTATATTAATTGCGTTAGATGAACTTGATTCAGCATTTCGTGATCTTGATAATGCCTCGTTTGCATTATCAATACCCATATTAATTTTGTAATAACTTTCACCAATTTTCTCTGTACCTTGTAACTTAGGCGCATCAGCCATATACGTCACCACCTTATATATATTTAGCGCGGTATTTGAATGCAATATTGATATTTAGATTTGAACCGCCTATTGGTATTGCATTAGCGCCTGGAATTAACTCTAATTTTTCTATATTTCCTTGCATTTGAAATAAAAAATTCTGTCCATCCTTAATTACTGTGTATCGTTCTGCATCAATTAAAAAAGAAGAATTTGAAAAAGATCCCAATGAAAAACGTTCGCCGTTTAAGGTCAACGTAAGATTATTTGCACTTCCATTGATTTCAATTACAGGGCGTACAACTTTCTGCCCATAATTTTCCGCAGTTAAAGTTTGAGGAATAGTAACTGTATAAGATGTCTTTTTAAAATTAATAGGAATATCAGACATCCAAGGTACCATGTCCTGCCAACGAATTTCCTCTGTACTTTGCAATACCGAATACGCGTGAGGATCATAAGCTATCAACGGTAATTCGAACTTACCCATCCTAAAATAGCGATCAATTGAAAGCGAGCCACTGTATCGAGCCAGATAATATTTATCAGGTTCGTAATCATAAATCAGTTTTACTTCCTTTGGGTTACCATAAGGGTCAATAAAAGCAGCTACCATTTTTCTGATAGCTGCTGATAATTGATATCTATCTTCTTGTGGTTTGATAATTAATGGTAAATTAAACTGTAACGGGTCAATATCAGAACCGAAATAATAAGCGCCAGGTCTACCAGGAATGGAAACGGTATAGTCACGAATTGGCGGAGCTGCTGGGTGTTGGAATCCTGGTAAAAGCGCTAAACCTAATTGTTTTAACGATTTACCATCTATTGTTAAACTCATAACTGCCCCACCCTTCTTCCTGATGTCTTAATGTGTTTTCCTAATTCGACTGCTAATTTTTGTACATCGGCTTCTTCTCTAATTACAAATGTTGAACCTCTAAACATATCAGCAAAGTTATATGAATCTGATTTATTTGTATTTGAAGAGGAATTGCCATCCGCATTTCTTTGACTAGTATTTCTACTCATCGCTTCTGAACTGTTAGCCAGACTTCCATATACATTGCTCATGACACTTTTTAATCCGGATAGCTCTTTCATAGAATTTGCCATTGAATAACTCATATCGCCAATCAATCGACTCATAGTACCTGTTATACCAAGTGATTTTTCATTTGAAGATAAAGGTGTAACAGATACACGATTCCCTCTTTTAGTAAATAACTCTGGTCCAGCTTCACCAGCAATAAATGATCCGTCCCCAAGAACATGTCCACCTGTTGCTAACATTGGGATTGTAGGGATATGAGTTTTCCCACCGCCGACAAACGGGACCCAATCTGGCATATCTATGCTGTTAATACCCTCAATCAATGCATTAATCATTGAAATAACAGCATTTATTGGCGCTTTTGCTGCTAATTCTATTCCGTTGAATACTCCATCAAATATTTTCACAATTCCTTTCCAAGCTTTATCCCAATCTCCAGAAAAAGCACCAGAAATGAAATCAATAATTCCATTTAAAATTGGTTTTAAAACTGTATCCCACACAACTTTTATTCCATCAAATGCATCTGATACAACACTACCAATAGCACTAAATACAAATTTAAATGCTGGTAAAAGGACTGTTTCTATAATGGAACCAATGAGTGAAAATACAGGTGCTAATATTTCATTCCAAACACGTTGGATGATTTCAAATGCATCCGTTACAATATCCTTTATAATTGTGAATCCTTTGTCAAATACAGGTTGCAACGTTTCAGTGATTATAGATACTATTTGATCTATCGTCGGCTTGAAATATTCGTTGTATATGGCCATAATTTTATCGCCGAATAATACCCATATAGCGATTAAACCCGCGACGGCCGCAATTACTAAGCCAATTGGACTTACTAAGAACCCTAAAGCACCCGTTAAAGCACCTAGAATTCCAGCCCAAGTTATGGTTTCAGTGGTGATTAATAAGATTAATGGAGCAAAAGCGGCGCATAAACCAATAACTATCCCTAATACAGTGACTATTCCTGCAATAGCAGCTGCTAAAATAGGGTGAGCTGAAATAAATTCTGCTATTTTAGAAACCATTTCTGCTACTACAAGTAATACTGGCTCAAGAGCTTCTTTTAAATCGTTCATCGCTTCTTTCAACTTGACCATCGGTGATGCGTCTGTTTTACTTACGGACTGTTGTAAATCATCTATGCCCTGTTTTAAGTCAGCTTGTTTTTGTTCGGTTTGTAAAATCGTATTAATAATGTTTTGACCTTGATCTTCAAACATTGTACCGAAAATTTGCACGCCAATCGCTTCGCGTAAAGCAGCATCATCGATATCATTTAGCCATTTAACCATATCCACAAATGCTTGCTTGCCTTCTTCTCCGCCTTTAGCAATTGCTTTCCCCCAACCTTCTAGTTGAGAAAAAATTTCTTTTACAGCTGCACTATCAGGTGGATTTTTCGCAAGTTCGAGTTTTTCTGCATTCATTTCTTTAAATGATTCTAGCTCAGCTCTATGCGATTCACGAACAGCATCCATTTCATTACTCAAACGCTCGCTTAATGCTTGTTTTCGATCATTATGATTTTCTTTTAAAGCGGATAAATTAGCTTGATTTACTTCTCTTAATGAATCAAGTTGCGCTTTATTTGATTCACTGATAGCCTTTAAATTCTCTTGCTTACTTTGCTGGAAAGCTTCTTTTTGTTCCTGCTGACGTTCTTTCAAAGCTTCCTTTTCATTGTTTATTTGTTCTTTAACTTGTTCTTTTCGGCTATCAATCTCTGATTTCAGCGCTTCTTTCTTTGCATCAGAGGCTTCTTTAATACCGTCTTTTTCTTCTTTTAATCTATCAATTTGACTTTTACGTTCTTCACGTATTTTATCAAGACGCATTTTCTCTTCGAGATCTTGTAATGCTTTTATTGCTGCCTGACGTTCTTCTTCGTTTTTGGCTTTGCTTATTTTTATCTTTAAATCAGCACGTTTTTCAGCATTTTCACGATCTTTAATGTATTTATCTTCTGCTGCTGTTTTAGAATCTAAATAACCAATTTGATCGTCAATCGCTTTAAGACGATTGTATTTTTCCTCATCGATTAATTTCATACGTTCCATGTATTCTTTATCAATGAGTTTTATTTTCTGTTCAGATGACTTCTCAAACGCCTTAACTTCCGCTTCAAGAGACTTTTCAAGCGCTTTTTGTTGGTTATCGTAATTTTTTGATGCCGCATCATATTGAGCGCTAAGTTTTTTCTCTAAATTCTTTTGTTGGTTTTCGTAACTTTTAGAAACCGCATTGTATTCAACATCAAGACTTTTAGCTAATGCGTTCTGTCTTTGACTATGGCTTTTAGAAAGTGCTTTCTCTTGATTACTAAACGAGTTCGCAAGTGCGGATTCTTGTTTCGCGAATCCCTTTTGCATCGCTGAAACTTGTTCATCAGACATTTTCTCAGTATCATCAACAACTGCACGAATAGAATCTTTCATACCATTGCTTAATCCACGCGCCATTTCAACAGAACGAATACGTCCTTCTTTTAAACCCGATATGTTCAACAGGATTCGCAAGTCCCTGCCAGTTCTCTTATGAACTTCTGTATATCACTATACAGACCAGACTATATCATCATCTTTATACAAGATGCTCCCCATTTCGAGTGTCATTAGCTTACACCCTACGCTTTTCAGCTAGTCGTTGCACGTTCCTTTTACAGGCTTCGCTCAGTATTGTCTCTTTTAGAGATTTTCACTGAATTAAAGGAGTTTTCTATGAATGTCACCACTCATAGGGACAATTGTTTATCCAGTAGGTTATCTATATTCCAAGACTTTTGAGAAGCTGCACTTTGCATAATACTTTGTACTTCTTGTGCTGTATAACCAACCCGTCTTAGTTGTTGACCGTATTCAGCGATAATGTCAAGTTGCTCAGGCGGAAACCCTATTTTTAAGAGCGCGTTAACTAATCCTAGTGCTTCTTTATTCGATATATTTAATTCACTACCGATTTCATTGGTTTCTTGAATTAATTCTGTAAAATCAATCTGTGAATAGGAACTAGCAATGTTTGCTGCTCCTTTTATTATTTCTGTATTTGCTGCGTCCGAAGCATCTTTATTTAATGCCCATTGTCTACGTACACCCTCCAATGCTTCCTCTGCATCACCGCCATAGGCTGTAACAGTTCTGACTGCATCCTCCACAGATCTCTTTGATGATTCTGGAACGTCAAAGGTAATATCGATTTTTGTCTTTAGCTCTGACATGTCTAAAGCCTGTCCGATGACTTCCTGAATGCCACCACCAGCAACTATTCCACCTAATACGTTTTCTAACTCAACGCCTAATTCTTTGACGCTTTCACCTGTTTGATCTGCTTCTTGAGAGAGTTGGTTTAAATCGTTTCTAATGTTTTGAATGGAATTTCCATCATCCACAGAGCGAAGCGCCTGTTGTAACTTCCCAATATCCACTTCGGCTCCTAGTGCTTCTCTTCCAATAATTTCAATAGCTTGTTCTAACTGCCTACTTGATGCCGTGCCGTTTTTAATTGCATTTACAAGACGATTCCCTAATGCATCCGCAAAATCATCAACACTCTGTCCTGTGGCGCTAAATAAAGTCTCTAATTGTCTTGTTGAACTTGCCGCTTTTTCTTGCTCAGCCTTTAATCCTGCAAGACTATTTTTGAATCCATTAAGTTGCCCTTCTGTAAATTCAATTTCACGCCTGAACGCCCGATATTGCTCTTCATTAATTGCACCACTTTCAAATTGTGCTTGGACTTGCTGTTGAGCCGACTTTAAGCTATCTAATTTTTTTGTTGTATTTTCAATTTGTTGAGTAAGCAATTGTTGCTTTTGTGCTAAAGCTTCGACATTGCCTGGGTTGAATTTTAAGAGTCGTTCAATATCTTTTAGCTCTTTAGATAGTTCACCACTTCTTTTATTGACATCTTTCAAGGCATTTTGTAGACCAGTGGTTTCCCCGCCGATTTCTATCGTTATTCCCTTAATTCTTCCTGCCATGTTATCACCTCACTTGCTTAGAAATTATTAAAGTCATCTTGTGTAGCTTTTCTTGTATTTTCTTTCTCTTTCTTCGGATTTCGTAATTCTACATATTCATCGATATAATCCAAGCAATCACCTATCGTCATATCTTCTAAATCGTCTTTTGAGAGTTTGCATGAATAACAAAGAGCAAGGAATGTATCAACGGAAAATCCACCTTTCCCATCTTTACGTCCTTGCCCTTGTTCATCTTCTGTTATTTTTTTTTTGACTGAACCGTACTTTTAATTAAGTCCTGAATTTCGGTAATGATTTCAGCGATTGGAAATTCTCCGAATGTATCCAGCCAAGTTAATGGATCCGGAACATCTTTATTTGCTGTTTTAGCAAATGCCCATACCAAGTTATAAATAACTTCGAAATCTAATTTGCTTAAATCAACCTGTGAAAGGTCAATGTTATTTTGGTCACCATCAGTTGAAATATATGAAGAAAGTACTCCTAAACTAAGAATATCTGCAAACATATCACGTCTAAATTGAGATTTATAGCGAATAGCAGTACCAGCAGTGCTTTTCAAAAGCACTGCCTTTTCATCAATTACAATTGTTTTTTCCATCTAGTTACGCCCCCACAACTTTCTCGTACACTTTTGTATACCAAGCGTCGTAAATTCCTGGTGGTGTACCAACTGTTGTTGATACTTTTACTTTTTGATTTACTGGATGTTGTGCTGCAACGAATTTTAATTCAGTTGTATTTGGCTCTGTTTTATCACTCTTTGTTGAAGAACCAGCACCAGGTCGTGATACAGATACGTTGTAAAGTAAGTGTCTAGTAGCTTTCACATCACCATCAAATTCAAACATTAGAGCAATTTTCTTAATCTTTGCATTCGAAACTTCAGTGATAACTTTATCAGTTTCATCTAAAATTTCCCCTAATACTTCAGTCCGGAAGGCTTCAGTAACTTTAGCGATATTTAATGTACCTTCATATCCTTGGTTACTTGATTCAGTATAGTAGTTGCTGTCATCTGCATAAAAATCAGATTGTTCACCTTTTGGCTCTAATTTCATTTCAACTGCCCCTGGTAATTTACCTGGAGTTCCATATGTGATCTTTCCTGTCTCATCCTCAGTAATTACACTATAATGTACTTTCTTTAGACCAAAAGTAACTTTATTTTCTGCCATTTATATCAACCTCGTTTCATATATTTTTTGATACACTTTTTCAGATTCAATAAATCCTTCAACTTGTGAATCGTAAGGTATTTCACAATCATCTAGGACTTTTTCGAGCTTAGCTTCAGCAACTAAATCCTTTTTAGTTGTGTAAAGCTCTATATTTAAATCGTTTATCTTGTGATACACCATATTGTCAGCCATTAAGTTGGCTGAACCGTCCCCAATGAAACAAATATAGGGAAGCTTTGGTACCGGATTATCCTGGAGCGCTGTGAAATGCGAATAAGCCACAGGATAACCTGTAGCATCAAGGATTTTCTTTAATTCAATTAAATTCATTGTTGAATCGCCCTTTCAACTCGCTTGGAAAAATCATTTACTGCTTTTTCTTCAGCAGGAGCGATATGAACTTTAGCTGGAACACGACCACCATTCACTTTTGCGTGCCCCTTTTCTAATAAGTGTGTAAGCTGCGGTTTTAATGCATTATGAACAATAAATGCATTTCCTTCTTTCTTCTTACGCCACCCTTTCGAATATTTGCGCCCCCCTTGGCTATCACTTTTAGGGCTTTTTTGCTTTAACTCATCAACAAGATTGTTTGCAACTACCTCTTTTTCAACTTCTAGCTTTTCTTCTACTTCTTTTCCATACCTTTGCAGTTCTCTAGCAATATCATCTGCTAGACTATCAATACTAGCCACCAGCTACCACCTCACAGTACAACTCAATCTTTTCATCTTCACGTTCGTATGTGCGGTATATGTTATATTCTTTTTCGCGGTACTTAACTTCACGTTCATCTTGATAATCCAAAACGTGGACGATTAAAACACAACTCGCTTTAATGTCACTTTGACCAGCTTGGAAGAATTCTGATTGAGGGATAGATTTCTTTTTACAAAATACTTGTCTATTAAACGTTCTTACTTCCTCTTTTTGTCCTAAATCGTCTTCCATGACTGTAACTATTGGGAAGTGTAGAATATCGTTCATTTATAATCACCTGCTAAAGTAAGATGATTCTTAAGCATGTTATACGATAAATGAAATCGTTCTGCTTCCTTAGCATCAGCAATAAAATTAGCTTTTGTATACATAATTATTGCTCGTTTAATTAATGGATCTGTATCGTCATTTGATTTAAAACCAGAAACGCCCGATAATTTCAAATCAGTTCGGGCCGCTTCAATTAAATCATCAATTTCGTCATCTAAAGCATTATGCGAAACGCGCAATGCCTTTTTTACCACTTCAAGCATCATATTATTCACCAACTGGTTCGAGTTCTTCTAACGCTTTAAGTGCTGCTTCTTTTCCTTTAACCTTTTCCCCATTAGGAAGTTCATAATATCCTCCACCTACATGGACAATTTCAGGCACAACAGGTTTATAATCACCAATTGGTTCAATTTCTAGGAATCCTTCTTTTTGTAGAAATTCTACTCTTTCTTGATCATCTGTTTTATATGATTCTCCAACACTATAATGCACATAGGAGAACTTATCCCGGAACGCTGTAATTACTTTAAATTCTTGCATTTTCTTTTCAGACATAAAAAAACCTCCTTATTTCAAATGAAAAAGCGGCTATTAAACAGTAGCCGCTTTCTTAACACGTAAGAATCCATTTTTAGAAATTACATTACCACCAGCAAACACCGAACCTCTATGAGCAATCATACCTTGCTTAAATTTGAAGTCAGTTGAACGTTGTACATCCATATCAGAGAAGATAGTAAGTTGGTAGTTTGATAATGGACCATAAGCCATATTGAATTGACCATCTGTAGTTGCTGCATCAGATACCGCTTTACAAGCGCTGTTGATAATAAATGGTACACCATCAATCGTTCCGGAATTACCGTGTGATACAACGTTATATACCTTTTTTCCATCAGATGTACGAAGTTTAGCAAATGCTTTTAAATCTTTTTTATTTAAGATTAATACAGCTGCATCTTCAACATCTTCATCGCCACCGTAGCTATAGATGATTTCGTCTAAAGTAGAAGCATCGATTTTTGAAATTGCTAAGTCTGTTGCAGGGTCAATAGCTTTTGCTGCATCTGAGAAAATACCTACTAAACGATTCGTTGCACCTGTTCCGATTAGGATTTCACGAGTGATTTTCTTACGTGTCGCAACAGTGATACCCTTCATTACTTCACCATCATAATCAGCTGCAGGTAACTTTTGAAGTTCTTCAGTATCTTCGGAATAAGCTGTGACTTTCGCTTTAGTAATATCAGCATATCCAAACTTTGGCTCAGCATTAGCATAGTCATTACTTTCAGTTGTATAATCACCTTCACCATAGCTTTCAAGGTACGGTTGTCGGTAGCTCTCTCCGCCTTTTAATGTTTTTGTAGATACACGATCAATTAGTGTTGAAACTTCATTGAAAGTAGGTCGAATATCTGAAGCGCTATGTTTTGGTAATACTACATTTCCGCTTCCTACAGTAACAGCACGATTTTCCATCAATGCTTGTCCGCGTTTTTCTGATGCTTCTAACTCTACATCTTGTTGTGGCGGCTCATTGTTAAACGTTTCAACCACTGTACGCACTTCTGGCTCATTGTTGTTATTAATAACCTCAGCTTCTTTTAGTAAACGTTGACGAGTTTCGATTCTCGTTTGTTCTTCGCTTAGTTCGCGTAATTCAGTCTCTAATGCTACTAAATCCACTTCTCCAGTACCTTCTAGTGCTGTGCGGATTTCCGCTTTACGTTGTAAAATTTCTTGTAAACGATTCATATATCATTCTCCTTTATAAGTAAGTTTTTAAGATTAATTTTTTACGTAATTCTTCTTTCTGTTTTCTTTCTTCATGATGTTTATATGGATCATAACCCCTCGCGCTAACTTCTGAATCAGGATAAGCAGGAAAAGCGACTGCACTTACCTCAAATAACTTCGCTTTAGTTACCGTTCGTAACATTAAGTCATCATCAGGTTCATCTATCTCTTCAGTGATCATACTAAAACCAAAGCTAACACCATCGACATCGCCACGCTTAATCGTTTCATATGTGTCATTTCCAAGCGTCGTTTTTGGTAATGTCAATTCGAACCTCAATCCAATAGAATCTTCGGCTAATTGCAAAGTGCTGTTCTTTGTTCTTCCTAACACTTTAGAAGTGTCATGTGCCCACAAAAACCGTTGATCGTCTTTTTGTAAAGACTCTAAGAACGCACCTTGTCGGAATTGTTCGCGAAATTTTCGATAATAACCCATAACTACCGAATTCATTCCCCACTTCACAGCGTATCCAGATAGTATTTTATTTCCATCTTCATCTTCTCTAATTTCCATCGTTTGCGTTATTAGTTCCCTTTGTTCCGTTTTGTTCATTATTATCACCTCCTTCATCAGTTACTTTGCCTTCTGTAACTAAAGCTGTATCCAATCTTCTAATTGGCTTATCTCCACCTTCAATTGGTCCAAGTGAAAGAATCGCTCTCCATTCATTCGGTACTAGCGCTCCTCTATCCACCATTTGAACAAGATCCATCTTTGTTTTCATTGATGCATATTGAAGGGAAGAAGATTCAAAGATAATTTTGTTCCCAAATCCTCTTTCTTTACGTGAAAAAAGCTTCCTGGTGTATTCTCCAGCAAGCTGCATTGCAAATGGCTCTATTTCTGATTCATAATAAGCATTCCACTCGTCCTCGTTGTATTTACTTTGTATAATCTTATCGTTAGTATTGAAGAAATTATAAATACGCTGTACGGTTTCTTGCATTTGTTTTGAATCCGGAACAAACGCGTCATTTTTCACTTGTTCTAAATCATAACGCGGGTCAGTAGCTGCCGCCCCTCCACTACGATTGTCGATATTCAAATAATTTTTCACAAAATTACCAACTTGCATATCTATATCGTCTTGCTTTAAAACTGATTTAAATTTAAGAATCCATTTGATAACGGCACTATTTTGGACAGCCTTTACAATACCTTGATCTGTCGTTGTCACAATCTCCATTAATTGCGACAATGCATTGCCTGGATGTTCTCCGAAAAAATCATTATCATTAAAATCCTTACGCAAATGAATTACATCTGAATACGGTATAGTCATTTGTTTGCCATTCTTAAAGTAGAACTTCAAAAAGATATCTCCATATGTTCCTTCAACAACTTCAACAGTTGTACAAGGGATAGGATATATCTCGGTAGCATAACCAGAATCATCACGCTTAATATAAGCGAATGCATTGTGATTCAATTCTAATTGAACAGCCATTTTTTCTTGAAACATCTGTCCTGTCATTAAAGGGTTCGGCTCTTCCAATAGGAATCTCATGTATGGTTCTGGATTAACCTTAAATTCAGAACCATTATCACGAATATGTTTGGCAATTAATTTACCAACAGCTTTTGCTTTAGGACGAATACAGGATCGTATGATATCACTTTGATAAATATCTCCATGCCATGAAAAAAAGCCTCCTCCATTGTCGTTTATCATTTCAAAACGCGTTGTAGTAGGGGCTTGTTTCTTCCCAAATATCTTATCGAATAATCCCAATATCTCACCTCCTTCTTAAATCATGTTGAGATAATCATTTCTCTTCTCTTGAAGGATTACATAAGCGTTTAAAAGTGCTGCTGTGCCATCAATACGACGGCGTTGATTCTTCGTTTTATTCGGTTGTATATTTAGGTTCTTATCAATATCAATTGCTGTATTTGAAAGACACCATTTATCAATTGGATTGTTGTTGTAATTCACCAATTTCGATTCCAAATCAGCCCCCAATAATTTCATTGGACTCGAAAGGGTTTGTTTACCTTGCGCAACAGGAACCATAGCTTCTTTACCAAAATAACCTTCCATTTCTTCAACCCAATACTTCGCTGACCATCTATCGTAACCAATCCAAGGAAGATAAATGCCGTATTCATCTCTAATTTCTAAAAACCATTCAGTAACATACTTATAATGAACCGAATTACCTGGAGTTGTTCTTAAAAGTTCTTGTTCATACCACAAATCGTAAGGTATTTGGTCTTCTTTACTACGTTGTTCTAATAAATCTTCAGGTAACCAGTACATTTGCTTAACATATATGTTCGGATCATCCGGAAGCATAAAAATAACCTTCGCTGCTGTTAAATCGGTAGTAGAAGATAAATCACAACCACCAATTCCATACGAAGGTTTTAGTTCGCTAATATCAAATTTAGCGACATTATTCAATTGTTCAAAGGTTAACCACGCTTCGGTTGATGTTTCTCTTATATTGAAATCTTTTGTAAGTAGATTCTTAACAAGCATAGGATTTGCTTTTGCTTTTTCGACTTTACTTCTTAATTGGTCTAAGTTTTTGATTGTACCAAGACCAGGATTTGCTTTTTTCCAGCAAGACTCTTCTGTCCACTCTTCACGTTTATCCAATTCATAAATAATAGGAAGAACTCGTTCGTCCTTATAACCATCTGGATCATCATAACCGTTGATAATACGCTCAGCTTCTTCATATTTAATATCAAAAATCCCTTCTCGAACCGTACCAGCAGTTGTTGTAATAATCGATATTGGTTGTTCACGAGCCGTCATACCATCAACAATAACGTCATAAAGATTCTTGTCTTCAATAGCATGTAGTTCATCTATTAATGAACAATGCACGTTAAGTCCATCAAGTGTATTTGAATCACTTGAAAGAGGTTTGAAAGAACCATCGTTAAAATCTGAAATCATTTCAGCTACTAACGTACGAATTCTTTTAGAAAGGATTGGTGACTTCTTCACCATTCGCTTTGCTTCAGACCAAATAATTTTAGCTTGGTCTTTTTTAGTCGCTGCCGATACGATTTCTGGTCCTGGTTCATTATCAGCAACCATTAAATAAAGAGCGATTGCTGAACCCCAAGCCGATTTTCCGTTTTTACGGGCAACAATTAACATAAACTCGCGATATTTTCTTGTACCATCTATTTTATGAACAAACCCAAATAAAGCAGCAGTCATAGCTTTCTGCCACAATTCTAATAAGAATGGTTTACCACCCATCTTACCTTTACTGTGTTTGCAAAAATTCTCAACGAATTCAATTGCATGATTTGCACGTTTGGCGTTATATTCCCATTCACCTTTTGTACTACTAAGGTCTGTAACGAGCTTTTTATACACTCGCCTTACCTTGTCTGATACAATTACTTGTTTAGTTTTTATTTTGTACCAGTATTCTAGAATTGGGTTGTAAGAAAGAGGGTACTTAATCACGGCCATTTACAAAATCATCGAACCCATCACTATTCTCCTTGGGTTTTGGTGGTATTTTAGGAACATAATCGCCAAGTTGCTTCATGATAGATTGGTAGTTTTTATTCATAGAAATATAACGCCGGGCTTGTGGACGCTCTCTTTCATACGGTTCTTGATTCTCTGATTGCGAGAACATTTCATCGTAACCATTCTCATCAAGATCTTTTCGGATATCTTCTAACCGAACTCGTAAGTCTGCAGCTTCAACAATTAACCCCTCTACAACCATGAGGGTATCTTTTGGCATCTCTTTATAAATCCGTTTAAGTCTGTTTACTTCCTTCTTAACTCGTTCTTCTTTTGTTAATTCTTTCTTTATTGCCATCAATAACACCTCACTTTTTTCGTATTGGGGTAGGGGGGTCACGCGAAATGACCTGTGTGTTACACGAAGCTCCCCTCTCGGTCCCCCTATAGGCCCTTAGGTTATTTTTGATAGGGGGGGATATGCTTTTTCTTGTTCTTGAATGTTTTCTTCTAATAAACCAAGAATGAATTTATTCACAACACTTTCACCAGCTTCTTTCATCTGGTTTGGCGTTGAATTATTTACTATTTCATCTAATTTATCTTCTAATTGTTTTAATAATTTACTTTCATTATTATTAATTGCTTCCTCGCCTAATCCTTGTACAAATGCACCAAGAACAATTGCCATCTCTAGTTTACTTAGTTCCATCTAATGCCACTCCTTACCATTCTCCTAATAACTCACGTAACCTTGGATGTCTCCATTCATATTGGAAGTACCCGCTATCTTCTAACCTCAATACGCCAAACATCTTACGTGCCTCTGCTTTTGACATGCCGTGCATGCTTCTCAAATAGTTATAAGCTCTCTGCAATTCACTCTTTCGTAAACTCTCACGCCAATTAACTAATGTATTGATTAAGTAATGTCTAATCATTAAGCTTAATCCCTCCTAATCAAATCGCCATTCTCATCAAACATTACATCTTCCCTAATCAATACAGCTTTACCAAACGTCTTAGTGTTATGACAAGGTAAGCATAAGTACTGTAGGTTCTCATGATTCAATGTGATATCTGGATTGTCTATAGTCTCTGGTGTTATCTCAACAATATGGTCAACGATATATCCTGGTACTTCTTTGCAATGTTCACACATACCATCTAACGTTGTAGCAATGTATGACTCTCTGCACTTCTCCCATGCTGTAGACCTGTAAAACTTCTTTGCATACTCTTTAGCCATGATAAGGTTCTCCACACTTACAAATACGAACTTCAAATCTACTATGCGGCTTTAATACAAGGTCTCCGCATTTTGCGCATTTATCAACGTGATCGCTTATGTTATTAGCATGAACAACATTATCTAGATACAAAGGCATATTAACAGTTGTACCAATCTTAATGACTTCCGTTGCGATACTCCTTAACAGTTCCCTTTGTTTTCTTACGTAAAGTGTCTCTCCGCTGTTTACTTGTAATTCTTTTTCAACAATTTTTATAACCTCAAATACCCAATCTTCGATACATATACCATTAACATAAACAAACTCTTGTTTTTCCACATCAACCACCTCACGATAATCTCTTCTATAAATTTATATCATCACACAATTAGCAATAACTCCTGTGAGTTACAGTACCTACACCTTTAATTGTTTGACTTTGTTTATTCTTATCAAGCCGTTTTGTATATCTAATCAACTCATTAATCTTATTCATTATTTCCTCATTATTAGGAAGCCGAGATATCTGAGTTCCATCTTCTTTATCTTCCACAACTATTCTCTTTAACTCTTCCATCTATCACTCACTCCTTATCACAAACCATATTTTCAGTTGTACTTACAATTACTTGATTGTTTACTATTTGAGTTGTGGTTGTATATTCTCCTGTACCAACCATCTTCCCACCCTTATCATGACACTCTTTCACACTTATACAGAATCCCACAAACGCAAGAATAACTAATATGAAACATATAACTACAAGCGCGTTAAGTAATCTTTCCATTTACGCCTCTACCCATTTGTGCATCACTTCTTGAGTAACCCTGTACTTAATAGGAACTAATACACCATTTATTAAATCTGCAATCTCTTCTGCTTTTTCTTTACTTTCAATCGTCTTAGCTATTCCTTCACTTCCAGCTAAATCAATAACAGGAAACGGACAATCATAACCAACAGCGAAACTAGATACCCATAATTGGCCTGCTTTAACTTTGTATTTGTACTTTATCTCCTCCATCATTCATCCTCCCCCATTAATTCATATTCTCTTACTCTTGTAAGTGCGTACTCGAGAGTGCCTAAGATATTATCTGCGCTATTACCTTCACTTACTTGTACACTTAAAATATCAACTTTCTCTTTTAGTTCTTCCACTGTTGCAGATAATGATTTGACTGATTCTTTTAACTCTTCATTTTCCACAGCTAAATTAGTTAAATACTCGATTCTCTTTTTGAATTTAACTTCTTCAAATATCTGTTTTTTAAAATCCGTCATCTCATCCTCCTTAAAAAATAAAAAGTAGCTTATTAGCTACTGTAATTGTTCTACTATCTCATTAAATAACTGTTGTCCTTTTTCTGGATATCTATCTAATCCACCATCAGCAAAGTATTCACCTTCACTATTTATCATTTCGATTAACACTTCACCTTTTTCCCAAACCTGCAGCGAGAATGCTACACATGAATCGAATTCTTTTAATGCTTCTTTTCTGTCTGCGGTAGCTAACATAATATCCGTATCAGCATGGTCCCACATCATAACAGTATAGATCAGCACGAAATCACCTCAAAAGAATCTTATTTTTAAAAATCCATAACGGAATTTGTTGTATGCATGGGAAATGAAATAATATTCATAATTAGTTTACATAATTATCCCTATAGGAAGTTGTAGGTTTGGGAAATCATTGATAACACTGGATTTCCTAACTATCAAAAATTATCAAATATACACGATTTTATACATCGGCTTAAAAACGCCATTTTCAGCACCTAATCACCGTTATTTCCTGCATAAACTTCACCTTGTTAACTATCTATATTTTTCCGCAGTTCTCATCTCTTTTGCAACAGACTTACATATTTCCTTTTCACGATTCTCGTTATATACATAAAGACATTCATAAATAACAGTTATCCATCCATCTTTATCTAGTGGCATTCTTGAATGTTTTTCTCTCATTCTTTTATTAACCTGTTCTTTAAACAACTCTAAGTCCATTTTCCCCCTCCTCTATTTTCGTTTGTTTTATTAAAGTACTTCTGTCAAAATACGAAATGACTTATACATTTGGTCTTCAATAGTAATTTCAATAGGTTTGTTAACTAATTCGGATACAGTATTCACTTTTGCCTCTTCAAGAATCTTATGTACATCTTTTATGACCTTCTGAAAAGCTTTGTTCTTTTGCTCTTCGGAATCCCAATTACAATGATCACTTGCATTTATTAAATGTCTTCCGCCACAGTTAACACCACTATTACCATCAAAACGAAATTCTAATTGTAATCCCATTAAGAAAGGTCTGTCCCTATGAGTTCCAAATTCAGCTTTAACAATTTTACCTAGGTACTTCTGTTCCATTCCCTTCACCCCTTCTCCCTAAATGCAACGCGTTTGCGCTTATCTTTTCTTAACAATAAACAAGACGCCACCCAGACCACGGCAGCGCCTGCAATAATTGCTATTGATTTAATCACTATCTGTCTTCCTAACATTAACTAGTATCTTTCTTATCTCTTTAAACAAATCCATTAATGCAGAAAGGAATGATGAAACAATACCTGCTATCGAAATAACCACAAACGCAACACCAATAATTATCGCTATTAGTGGCATACCCCAAATATAGTGATACCATTTTGTATAGTTGCTTATTTTCCACCATTCATCAAGTAGATTAAGTCCAATCATTAACACCCTCCTAACCAAATGTCCATTTTGTTCAAATCTACGTTTAATGTGTAATTTCTATATAACAAAGAAAAAAGCACCCATTATGGATGCTTGAGTAATTTATTATTTAATCTTCTCAATTGACGAAATATGTTTTGGATTAATGTATTCATTCTCTCCAATTTTAAAGAATTGATCAGTAATAATACCGACGTGGTTTTTAACTTCTTTCAAGAAAACCTCAATGTGCATTGACACTTCGTATTCTTTTCCACTATCCATAAATAATTTAATTTTATCTTGACTCATCATATCCCCTCCTACTCTATCTATTCGACAGAAAAGAAAAGTATCCTACATAACAAAAAGCCATCACCGAAGTGACAGCTTCCAAGGGGATGGGAGAAAAGAGAGAAAACAAATGGCAAAAGTTTCTCTTAGAACAAGGCTGACTACTCTCAACCTTCTCCAAGCCACCGCATCAACTATTATGGCTACACGCCCTGTGTTCGGTGACTTAAAGAAGAGCAAGAATATGTTCTTTATGCCTTATGAGGTATCCATAACCTCTTTCAACCGACGACGTTCAGTAGTTTGCTCCATGCGTAAGAGCTGTCATCGGTTCAAAGAGAGCCAGGGACTCTCTTGTTTATGCTCCGTGGAGATGGTCAATACATCAGCTGTCGCAAGGCCTTAGCTGACCAATTTTTTTATATAGCTGGAATTATTATATCCAAGACGTATATGTTTCTTCCGACGCCTTGTTTGAACCAATACACTAGAGGGACGGAAGTGGAATGTTTCCGCTGTATTGGCTCAAACAAAGAGTGGAACTCTTTGCCCTCGTTTTGGTCATTAATAAGAATCGTGAGTAATTACTAATGTACGAGATACGTATACTTTTTAGCTTTTTAGAATGCAAGCGTCACTCAATCATGAGCAACCACCCCCATCCCATTTTCAAGAACCGACATATTAGAGGGAAATAGACTTATATTTATTATCAACCCAGAGGACGCATTCCGAGCTGATTGATAAACATAATAGAAACAGCATGACGAATGCGAGTTATCTCACACCCGCCACACTGGAATATGTCATTGTTATACATTCATTGGTCTTTTCGTCTTAACGCGGGTTCTTACCGCCTTGCCCGCCCTACTATGCGGTATACGTTACCGTGACATTCTCGCATAAGAACGTTTCACTAATAGGTGTACTAATCCTCTTCGATATGCGGTTGTCAAAGGGCTTGTACATTAAGAATACCGTTGATTTCATTATCAAAATTCCCCCTATTTAGTCCCCTTTTTTATCGGGATTTTGTCGATGTTTTTAGATTCCAATGACGCTTTTTTCAGTTTTATTTGTTATTCTTTTGGACACTTTCCACAGTTGCATTCTCGTTTAGCATTCATGTAGTTATGCCATCTTGCAACAGCTTCTCCAGGTGACGGTTGGCCTACTAAGTATTTTTTCGCTTCTACTACCAAACATTTCTTTTCAACTAGATCTGTTTTCATACCGTTCCTCATTCCTTACTAAAATTTAAGTTTTTCAAATCATCCCTAAGGATGTAGCAATTAATCGAATCGCATTTTTCTTCTTATAATAGAAGTGATCTTTCTTCATCGACAATTCAGTGTATATAAAGCTGTCTTTAGGCTTATCTGCATTTAAGTACTTCCTCTTGATAATTTCAGCCTCGTCATAATCTAAAACGTACTGTAAGGCCTTATCGATTTGCTTGAATTTAATGTTACTAATATGTCTCGTGTTTCTGATCTCAGGAAACAAACTAATTCCTTCATGTTGTAACTCCACTTCATTCTCAAAACGTGTTTTTAATGCGCGGTATTCCTTTAGTATTTTCACTACTTCTTTCTGAACCTGTTTTTCTGTCTCTCTATCGATTGCCGGTAATAAAGTTAATTGTCTCTCCATGAAGGAATCCCCCTATTTCTGAATTTGTCTTTTTAACATCACGTAAGGTACGTGAAATTTTACTATCTCTTTGTTGAATAAGGGAAACATGCATAGCGAGTAGCCCCCACCATCCACTCTGCATGGTTCCGTTATCCATTAAGCTTTTAATAATTTACGATTCTTGTTAGCCATCTTCTCTTTCGCTGCTTCAATGTTATTTGCAACTTTCTTATGGTCCTGATCAAACTGAATCATTCCATCAAACATAGCTGGTGCTACTGCTTCATCAATGTATTGTAAGTAATCAATTGGTGCTCGCTCTGTCTGTTCTACTAAGTACCCGTAAATATCAAAGTCTGCTCTTGGTATAGACTTCTTGCCCTTTGGTTGATGAGACATCCTTACATAAGATTGAATGACCGATAGTGGTACAACGAATATTGACTTGTCCTTGCTAAATTCAATAAGAAAGAAACATATTGCTCCCATCTTCTCCGCTTTCTCCAGGTAATCCAATTGATGCTGTGCAATGTTATTTAAATCAAAACGTGTATCTTTCTCTGTAGACTTTGCTTCAAATGCGATAGCTCGTCCCTTATAAACGCCATCATAGTCAACTGTACTTTTAGCTTCATAGAATCCATTTATCACTTGGCTACCCTTACTCTTAATCACCTTCACTGGAGTCGGACGCTTGTTTATAAGCGCCACTCCCCCTCTTTGATACATTTCGTTCGCTAGATTAATAAGCTTCTCGAATGCCATTCCACGATTTCCTAGTCCCATTGTTATTCCTCGCTTTCTATTAAAAGGATTATTTTGTTTGGTTTTGTAATTTCGCTCTTCCTGTGACTTCAATCTCAGTCATACTAATAAACTTCACTGACTTTATAGATGTAACAATCCCCGCTCGCCCATTTGGCGCAAATATCTTTTCTCCAACTGCTATATCTTCATTTCTGACAATAATTTTAAATGGATAAATCTCTTTCACTTTTCTCTTCCTCCATTTCGAATAATATCCGCACTCTCTAAAATTGCACTTTTAGGAACTGCCACTATTTCCATCGTTCCATCCTCGTTTATGCGGTGAGGAAATATAATAAATACATCGCCTTCTTGACCTTCATCAATCGTTATCTTGTTTGTATCTCCAAATATATCCTCAAACTTTACAACACTACTCATTTTCCTCTTCCTCCCTATTAATAACGAAAAGATATATATTTCGGATCTATCCTACTTGTTACAAATGATTCGCAATAAAAATACTTTGGTTTAACATGAAGCTTTCTGCACAATACTTGTATTTGATTAAACGATGGGATGATTCTTGACCGCTCTATCTCAATCAACTTATTAATATTGACATCTAACAATTCAGCAGCTTGCCCTTGAGTCATTCCGAATAAATGCCGAAGTTCCGTTAATTTTTGACCGTTGAATTTACTCATTTCTCTTCCTCCCCTGAATAAAACTCAATATTCCGTCAATAATGTAGATACCATGATAATCATTTCTCCTTGTTCCCCCTTGGAGATGAGCAGTTAGCTTTTGCTAGCTGCTCTTTTAAATTCCTGCAACTCTTTTTCGAGTTCTTCGATACGTTCATCTCTTATTTGAATATCATCTTTTAAAAACCCATTTTCTTCATATATCTTGTTACGTTCCTTTGATAGTTCGCTATATTCATGGTAATTAACCTGAATAATCCCTTTTCGTTTCTCATTCTCTTCTGCTTGATCTAGTAACCAATAAATCGTATCTGCCTTTAACATAACTAAAGGATTACTAATGTATGCTTTTTCAACTACTTCATCACATTTAGCTTTAATTTTTTGGAGAGATTCCTCCATACCCATTCTCCTTTTCTACAAAATGAAATTTTTGTTTAGTTTTCGATATCTTCCAATGAAGCTAACACTTCAGATGCTTTATTAAACACTGATTCATCAGTAACTGGTACGAATAACGGAATCCCTTCTCCTACAAACATCCCAAACACAAAAGACGAATCTTCATTATCTATAACTAGGTAAACTGGCATTTCAAATCCATAGATAACATGTGTAATTTGAAGTGTTCCGTCTGGTTTATTTTCTTGATCCGATACATCGATTACATCTATTTTTGAAACCTTGTATTTCTTCCCCTCCAAAATAACTACAGCATTTGTGAAATCTTTATCAAAAATACTCATCTAATCCTCCTCAAGTTCCGTAACAGTTATATAATTTCTAGCATTCTTCCGTTTCACTACTCGTCTCTTGTATGCTGGTGTCTTATAGAATTTAATAGTTTCAAGACGTACGCCCATATGTTGAGCGCATTGCAATATGGTCCCGACACATACGAATGATTCCCCTTTATAAACGGCGTACTTCTTTACCTTCACTGTTCATTCTCCTTTTCTAATAAAATAGCGTTTTTGTTAGAAAAATCATTTGCACATTTTGTTAACTATGTCTGCTATCATCATTGAAAAGTTAGAAACATCAGCAGACTCTTTAATTACATTTTCAGAGTATTCATTGAAAGAAATCGGAAAATCCTTCAATGCTAATTCCAATTCATTAACTTCTTCTTTTAATCTTTTTACTAACCATTGCAAATCACAATCTTTCCAACCGCCTTTATGGTCGTTTTCCTGTAATTTGCTTTCCATCTGTTCAGCAAACCATTTAACTTCTTCTCTCATGATTTCCCCTCACTTTCTCTCAAATAATGATTTTGTTTCCGAATGTTTAAATACCTCATACCTTGTCTACACTGGTAATAAGCAGAGTAGGGAAAAAGGTTGGCGCCGTAAAATATCCTTTGCGTTTTCTTGAAAGCTCGCGAATTATAAGCGCGCTTAGAAAGTAGCATGTGAATATGTACATAATGATCCGGAGTTTGGATGCTATTGCCCAACGGCAACGATTTTAAAATCACAGCCGTCGTTGGGCTATTCGTGTTGTTACGACGCTTTCCATTCGTATAATGAATTTGTTCAGTTAATATTTCACACCTGATTTTGCGCCCACTCTAATGCATCCGATAAAACATTGTAGAGGTCGCCACCAGACGTCTCAAATACACACTCGAATTCTGGGCAAGGTTGAACATCATAATCATTCGGACAAACATCTAAATCAAACAATTGGATGCACCAATTTTCGTCTACTGAATAAATATTTATTTGATGTAACTCTCGAATCTCTTTTATTAAATCTTCCATTCCTGATTTCCCCTTTTCTCTCAAATAACACTCTTGTTTAGTTTTTAATTTCGATTAATTTTTCTATTGTTGTAATCATCCATTCGAAATCATCCATGTGGACAATAACACCTTTCCCGTCTCTTAAAGATTCATTGTTTACCTTTTCAAGGCGCTCTATAATGTTTTTCATATCCATTCCCCTTTTTGATTAAAGCAACGATTTTTGTTTGGTTTCTCCTTAAATTAGTAACATCTTTTGGATGCCTCTTCCGCTAGTTTTTCATATAGATCTCTTAGATGTTCCTCTAAAAGATAATGCTCCGCTGTATCAATAGCCATGTATGTAGCATCTCTAAAGTCACGAAGTTCTTCGGTCGTTAACTCCTCAAAATTTTTCATTAGTTTTTCTCCTTTTCGATTAAAACAACTCTTTTGTTTAGTTTTCTTCCTTAAACGCTTCATTTAGTTTTGCACGAAAATATAATAGTTGGTGCATTCTTTCATCAGTTAATCCTGTTTCATTCTGAACTTCTTTGAAGTAATCGTTAAATTCTGAGTCCGTCCCGTTATCATATAAATAAAGAAGTTTATCCGCTTGCTCAGGTTTCATCATCATTAATTCTCCCCCCCTCGCTTTAATACAAAATAAGAATTTTGTTTAGTTTCTATATGATTTTTGAAACTGAATGTATTTATTTGGTGTCCCTATATATAACCCACCATTATTTCTTTCAAAATAGAAGAAGGGTAATCTTATAAACCAGTGGAAAAACTGCCATTGCTTATGTGGTGATATTTTAAATCTGTGATTATTCACGATTTTTCCTCTATGCCAAAACATAACCTTTGAATGCTGCTTAAAGAATAAAATATTCTTAGCTAAACGATATACCGTGTGATCTTTATGTCTAAACGCATCCATTATCATTCTCCTTTTCTGCAAAATAACTATTTTGTTTAAATTTCATGTAATTCGCCAAGATAGGCTGTAACATATCGAATGTGCGCTTCTCTGTTTCTTCTCCCACTCCAAGTTTCCATCCCTGTAATTTGTATACTTGGAAATCTCTCTTCTAAAAGTTGTACCAGTAGTTGCTTGTTTGTATCATTGTCAGCTAAATGTGCTTCTCTATCTTCCTCTGTGAAAATAAATCCTTTATTGCGCAGTTGTTGTATTTTGTCTTCATCTTCTTCCTTATCCGATACAGGTGTACTACTAAATGATCTTGAAAGCCTACCTAATTGAAATCCAAACTTTATATCTAATCCGCCCCATTTGCTAAAACTCATTTCCGAAATGTAATTGAATCCAAGTTCATCCCACCACTCATCAACTTTGCGAGTTAAACCCGCTAATTGCTCTTTTAATCCATCAATTGGCTTCATTTCTGCCATCTGTTGTTCCAATTCGCGAATACGCATATTGGCATTACGAATATCTACGTGACGCTCTGCTCTTTCCTTAGCAAGATTAGATTCATAGTTTGTAGCTTTTGCTACGTCCGAAATATGGCACTCTGATAAAGAAATTAATGTCCCTTTCATTTCTTCGGTTAATGTATCTTCTGATAACCATTCATGCATTTGTTTTGCTGCAAAGAATAAATCCTTTAAACCTTTTAGCGCTACCGCCTTTTGATCTGCGTTTAAAACAACTAGTTTTTCTTGGTTTTCCATTTTTTTATTCCCCTTTACGAATAATCTTTTTTTGTATTACACACAATATCTACGAGTCAGCTACACTCTTTTAAAACGGAGCTTTACCCCTCCGGACTGTTTAGGCACTTGGCAGGTGATTTGGTCAATCATCTGCCATTCCGATTAAAATAACGCTTTTGTTTGGTTTTACGCCCACACGAACCACCCTGTAAGTAATCCTAATAAAAACACTGGCACTCCTATAGGAAGCAATGCCTTTAAAAACTCCCACTTGTAATACCAAATAAATTCTAAGACCTCTGTGAATTTTTGCGGTCCCCACATGTTCCTCACCTACTTTTGTACAAAATTCAAATTTTGTCTTATTTCTTTTTCCATTTTTCTATTAGTTCGTTCCATATAGGATTGAATCTAGGAATCGCCCAGATCAATATGATTAACGCGAATATTGACGTAGGATTTACCTTATTTTTTAAGATCAAGTTCACGATAATTTGATAAGTTAATGTTGGTACGAAACATATTTGAAGAATGTATACATAAAACAAGCATTTCATGATGTTTCTCCTCTTGTATTATTTTGTACCTGTAGATCCGAACCCGCCTTTTCCTCTCTCACTATCCGATAGCTCGTCCGCCTCAACAAAATGAGCTGTTATTACTGGCGCTATAACGCCTTGAGCAATGCGAGTTCCCTTTTCAATTACATGCGCTTGCATATTGGCTGCTTTAGGTATTTCAGTATTATCAACTAGCACTCCAACTTCCCCACGGTAGCCACTATCCACCGTTCCAAGAATAACTCTCAACTTTGTATTACGCGTCATACCGCTACGCGGGCGTACCTGTAATTCATAACCTGGTGGAATCTCGAAAGCTAATCCGGTTTGTACAACTTTCGTTTCGCCTGGCCAAATAATCGTGTCCTCCGCTGCTACAAGATCAAAACCGCTATCTCCTGGCTTCGCATATCGTGGCAACTCTACATCTCTTACTCGCTTAATCTTTGTTCTTAAATTCATCCTGTCCCGCTCCTTATAAGTAACTTTTCAATTTCTCTTTCTGCTTCTTCAACACTTCCAATGAAAGCTTCGTCTTCCGCTTCTCGTTATCCAATCCAACCAAGTGATATTCCATCTTACGAATCTCACTCTCTACTACCTCAAGTTCGCTTTGCACCTGCACTGCGGTTTCTTTTTTCATCACTTACCTCCCTTTGCTTCGCTAATTAACTTAGTGATTTCATAAACCGCGTTCTCCTTTGCTTTCATTACTTTTCACCTTCTTTCTTATCAATCTCAATCATTTCATTACGTACCTCTTGCAGAAAATCTATATACTGTCCGAGTTCTTTCTGATCCATTGTAGATATTTCATCGTCACTTACACATTCAGTGATATCAGCCAAACACAGAGACTCCATGTTTTCTCCACGTGATATCATATTAGATTTTGTTACTGCAATCGCTCCGAATCCGTATTCAAACGTTTTGTTCATGTTCCCCATTCCTTTCCAACAGCCCCGCCAGTTCCTCGCAACTTCCTTCAAATAAGTCGCGATTATCCGGTAGCTTGAATATATTCCTCTGAATCAATTGTTCTATTAACCTGTCTTGCTCGTTCATGGTGCCTCCTAGCTGATTTGTTTCTTTTTATACTTACGTGGTGGCTTTGTCGCCGCTTCGTATGGATCCATACCTTTATCCATCCTTGCGTAAAATGACGATGTGCTAATCCCATTTTCTTTAGCTATTTCTCTTAAAGATTCCCATTGTTTGTGTTTTTTCGGTGTTGTTACCGCTTCGAATGGGTCCATTCCACTTTTAAGCCTTTTATATAATGTTGTATGGCTAATCCCATTTTGTTCCGCTAACTTTTTCAGCCCAGCGTTTAATCCTATACCGTATTTTTTCTTTCTAACCGGTACCGTTATAGCGCGTTCTATATCCCACCCTCGCTTATTAACTCGTAAATACACATTCATTTTGCTAATCCCGTTCTTAGCAGCATTCTCGTAATCTTCATCAGTGATAACTGGCCCGTAATGCTTCACGATACTTCCTCCTTATCTTTCATCGAGCAACGTCTTCCTGTATTAATTACCGGTGTTGTCGCCGCCCTTTCCATGTTCCATTTATGAGTACGAATCCGCGAAATGAACGTATGGTATCCAATACCATTTTCTCTTGCGATATTTAGCCAAGTCTTTTCTATTTCGCCTTTTGGCCTTGTCGGTTTCGTCGCCGCATCTTTGTATTTCCATCCTAGTTGCAACCTTCTGTAGAAAGTTCTAATATTTATTCCGTTTTCTAACGCCGTTTTTAGCCATGTCCCGTGTTTTCTTTCGTATTCGTGCCTTACTGTCCCAAGTGGCGCCGTTATCGCTTCTTCTACATCCCAATCAAAGTCATACACCCGACTTTGTAGTCTTTTTCTGTTTATCCCGTTAGCCGCTGCCCTTGCGTATTCTTCATCAGTCAACCAGCGATTTAAAGCCATTATCAGATAGCCTCCTTCTTAGCTCTATGTTTAATGTTAGGCGGTGTTGTTATTGCGCGTTCTATATCCCATTTAAGTACAAAGACTCTAGTTCTTAATGTTCGTTTCCCTATGCCGTTATTCAGCGCTGTGTGGTACTGTGACGGCGTTATAATATCTATTTTGGAATGAGCCCTTTTTGTACATTCTATTGGCGATAAAACCGGTGTCTTCGCTGCATCGTCAGGAGTCCAGTTATAACGTTTAATTCTAGAGAAAAACGTGTCATATGAGATACCATTCTGCCGTGCCAATTCCCATTGTTTTGCATACTTCTCTTTTAAACTAACGAATAGAGGTTTACTAATCGCGTCTTCTACACTCCAACCATTAATGTTAATCCGCTGATTTACCGTACTCTTCTTGATTCCGTTTTGTTTTGCGATTTCGTATTCTTCCCAAGTAGGAACAAGATTGTATTCCATAAAGTTTCACCTTCCTCACTTTAAATTAGTTACAACAACGTCTCCCTGTTTCTATTGGAGGAACTGTGGCTGCCAATTCTATATCCCACTTATAATTACGTATCCGTGAGTGAAATGTTTGATAGTTAATCCCATTCATTTCAGCTAATTTAGCCATTTTCTTAATAAATTCAGATGTCTTTTTGACTGGTTTTGTAGCCGCTTCTTCCGGAGTAAACCCTAAAGTAAGACGACTATAAAATGTATTAGGATTCATTCCATTTTTCACTGCGATTTCTAACCATATTTCAGATTGGCTTTTTTTCGATTTGCGTTTTTTTCCTGGCGGCGTTGTAACGGCCTCTTCAACATCCCATGCACAGTTATAAACTCGATTTCTTAATGTATTTTTGTTTATTCCATTTGCTTCGGCTCGTTTGTAATCAGATTGACTTAAAATTCCTGTTTTCATTTCAATCCCCCTAATCCAAATCCATAATCTCCGCTAAGGTCCTTTTGCTTACTACCGTTTTTATAATTTGAATCCTTCCATGCTTTGCTACGGCATCGCTCTTTGCATCTTCTTCGCTTTTTACTTCAAACCAATCTATTTTTTGCTTCTCATCCTGATCATAGAAGTGAACTTCAAACGTAGGCGTTATAGCGTTATGACTATTGCTATGTAGGAATTTCTCTGAAGTACTAGTCGCTGCATAATCAAAAGTTCCTATGACATCTTCAAACGAAAGTTGACCGCTCCTCATGCCACAACGCCTTTTTTCTCTTCCTGCTGCATACGATGGATTTCCATTAGTCTCGCTATAACGGCTTGACGCTTTTTGTCTACTTCTTCAGGCGTCTGGTTCGCCGCTTCGCAAACACATGGTCCAAATTGATACATTCCCATTCCAATACTGTTTTGAATCACTCCAGTTCCGTTACACGCGCACATAATCGTCATCCTTTCTTATTACAACTTCGATACTTTGTTCTGATATCTGAGCTACCGCAAAAGCCATATTGTTATGACCAGATATGTTTAAACGCAGTTTGTTGAAGATGTACAGCAATTCTTTATCAGAAAATTCAATCTTTTTATCTGTTGGCTGTCGCAATAACTGCCCTTCCATTTTTTCTAACACGTCAATTTCAATACTGATTTTTTCTTCCTCAATTAACTGGTGTACTTCCCTTATGCTCTTACGATACCCATAACGTTTTCCTACCGCTTTGATTAAATCAAACAGTGTTTTCGTTTCAATTCTTCTAACAGTTGGATCGCCGTAACAAATTGAGCAAGCTGTAATCATTTTTTCTTCAATGTACACTTCATGTATGTCGATGTTATCAACTGCTGCACCACATATATCGCAATATGGTTTAGATGGTGCTTGTACATCATCGAATAGCATTTTCTTATCCTCCTTACGCTTCTATAAATCTTTGTAAACGTTGCTTCGCTATTTCTCTTCTATAACTTGCAGCTTCATTTTTTACAGTTAGACTTGTTTCAACCATTCGGTCATACGAACGTTTCCCAACTTGATGTTTCAGCTCTTTAGGTTCTAAATTACTCGTATACAGGGTTGGAAGTTCTTTTCTGTACCGGCCATCTATGATATTGAACAATTTCTCTTCTACCCATTCCGTGGTCTTTTCTGCTCCAATATCATCTAATATAAGTAAGTCACATTCTAAAAGTGCTCTCATTATTTGCGTTTCATTTTCTTTATTTTCACTATTGAACGTGCTGCGAATGCGCTGCAATAATTCCGGAACACTTTGAAACACTACAATATATCCTTTCTTAGAAAGCTCATTTACAATTGCGGCAGCTAGGTGAGTTTTACCGTTTCCAGGTTCTCCCCATATCATTAGTGATTCACCGTTCCATTCTTTGAATGTCTTTACATATTTCATTGCTATTTTGTGAGCTGTCTCAGATCCATTTCTATCTAGGAATGCTTCAAATGTACTCTTAGAGAACCTTTCTCCTAAATTACTGATGCTAAACAACTTTTCTATTTCACGTTTTTTTGCAAAGTTTTGAGCTTCACGTATTTTTGCTTCCTCTCGTTCTACAACACATTCACAAGTAGGTAATATTTTGTTTTTAATACGTAATTGCGGGACTTCAACAGTTATTGCTTCTATATATTTATTGCAATGCTCACATGTATACCCTTCTGTTTCTTCACTACAAGCCGATGTATTCACTATCCGAGTCATCACATTTCCTATTGATTCCGACACGCTTATTCACTCCTTTATTTCGTTGATACTCTAATTCCAGTGCTTCTACATCCTGTAATGTCTTTACATTATTGTTAACCCACTGCTTTAAGATCCCCTCAGCATATTTCCATTTCTTTTGCTGCTTTAATGTGCGTTCCATAGCAGCTATAACGAGTTCTTCGCTTGTATCTTTAATCCATTGCTCTATACTGTCTGCCATGAATGGGTTTAGTATTCCGATGTTATTTTCATAAAAAGAGAAGGGATTCTTACTACTACTACTTTTTGTTAAATTAGTATTGTTAAGATTAGTATTGTTAGGGTTCATCTGGTGAACAAGCCCTTGTTCATTTCCTGAACTACCCTCGTTCATCTCCTGAACTACCTTGTTCACTGGTTGAACAAGGGTACTAATATCATTAATGTAATAGATGTTTGAAGCGTGGCCCCCATCTTCACTGTTTCTCTTTTCTTTAGAAACATATCCACATTCAATGAGTAAATTTAAAGATTTGATAATTGTATTTTTAGACATTCCTACTTTCTTTCCGATTGTTGATAAAGAAGGGAAGCAACTACCCGTTTCCTGATTTAGATGTCTACAAAGCACCATATATACTGCCATTTCTTTATGAGATAGTTTTGAATCATCTACAATTTCGTTGTCTATCATGAAAAATCCACGTCTTCTTCTGTCAATCAAAGTCATTTAGTTCACCTTCTTCATTAGGAAAGAGTACTCAACTTCAATTTCGTATCCAGATAATCTGTACTTACCTTTACCGAAATTCTTATTCATATCGTACTCGTAATCTTTCCAAACCTTTCTGTGCGTCTGATACGGTCTTATATGTTCATAGCCTCGTTCTTCTAAATACCTAACTCTTTTTAATAACTGACCTAAATGTGTCCCTTTAAGATGTATAGGTTTATTAACATCTTCGTTCCAAGCCATTTCATACACTCTCCCTTTCGCATAACGCTATATCGCCTTGAATCTCAATGATTTTGTATCCTGGATAGCGATTGGGAGTAATGTACTCTATCGCCCTCTCTTTTGCTTCCTTTTCGTTTCTTACGCCCTTCCAAACCCACATCGGAAGGACGACTTTCGATTGATTTTTATCTAACATAGGCTTTCACTCCTTGTTTACTCGAATGAAACGAGTGTGATATAATAAAGATTCAAATATTGAGTCATTTCTTGAAAAAGAGTCGATTATTAGGCGTAGTCGGCTCTTTTTATTTTATTTTTGATGCTTTCACGCATCGGAATATTCAGGAACCTATTTAATAAGTGGGGGATATCATTAAATTCCTGAATATTCCGACAAGCGAAGGCTTGCCCTATTTAGCTAGAGTGATAAACTCTTTATGCATTTCCTCAACCTTATCTGCGCTGTTATGTATCCCTTTAGCTCTTAAATCACGTATCATTTTGATGATGTTCTGTTTCTCTTCCTTATCGCGTTGCTCTCTACTCGTCATCTTCAAGCCATCCTGCTCTCTTTGCTACAACATCAATTCGATGTACCAGGTATACAGATAAACATATTGCCGCTGATATGATTGCTAATGCCAATGTGCTTTCCTCCATCATTTAAACTGCCTCCCTATCCATTTCTGGAATGATTCCGCGTTTTGTTAGAAGTTCGTGGATGAAGAGTCTTCCCTTTTGCGTCCAACGAGTATTCATTTTTACTGATCTGCTACCATCTGTATGCACTACATCAACTGTCTTCGATTTTGTATAACCTTTGTTTTGATGTTTGGAGTAAAGTAACCATTGATTATTTACTTTGTACTGTACTTTCTCATCATTTAGGATTTTATTAAGCTTCATTGCTGACAAACCATAGTCAGCTGCAACCTGTGAAACCGTTACTGTATCTTGCGATTGAAGAATTTGATCTAGGTATGTAATCTTTGATGCGTTTTCTGCAATCTGTTGTGTTAACATAAGATTCTTTTGTTCTGCAATCTGTCTTGCTTGTTGTTCCTGCTTCAGTTGTGATGCAAGACCGATAATTAAGTCTGGATCTTGAAGCAAAGCGTTGATTGTGTTCGGTGTCATGTATGCTCCGTGTTTTCTAATAGAAGGAAGTACTTCGATCGCTAACCAATCTTGAAAAGATTCTGCTATTTCGTTATTTGCTTTGAACGCTAATTTGTATACCAATGGTTCTGGTATTAAATCTCCTTTCGCCACTTGTGGCGAATTCTTAGGAAGGTAAGAATTAACCCTTTTCCATCTCACATACTTTCTTCCGTTTTTTGAATCAACTATTCCTAAGCTCTTAGCGACTTGTTCTACATCGAATAACACTTCGCCATTTTCGAATTTTGCTGACACCTCAAAAATTTCATTTTTAAATTTTTGTAACTGATTCATATTTCCACCCCTTTTAATTTGTTCGAAAAAATCGAACTTAGTATTTAAAAAAATATCAATTTTAACGTTATTAAGTTCGATTTATTCAACCCTTTTAAACAGATCTTCCACAGGTATTGAAAATACTCTAGAAATAGCAAAAGCTGCTTCTTTACCTGGAGATTTAGTTCCTTTAACATATTCACAAACCGTGCTTTTAGAGCGTTTTATCTCTTTAGCAAGTTGTATTTGTCTCATATCATTTTCATCAAGCAAAGCCGACAATTTTTTGTTGTCAAAAATCATTTTCCTGTTCACCTCGCTTACAAGTAATACTATATCAAAAAGTTCGAAAAAAGTGAACTATTTTTTAAAACTTTTTTTATTTATTTCAAATTCACTGATTTAGTTATTACAATTATCAACTCAAGAAAAGTTTGCCCTGAGCGAACTTTTGTAATAGAATGAACTTGACCAACATAATATTACCGTGGTCATACTAAAATACTAACAAAGTTATTTACTAACTAATTATATAAGTTTGAATTCAATAAAAAGGGTGGATAAATTATGCGCGGGGATAGGGTAAAACAATTAAGAAAAGAAATGAAGTGGACACAAGAAGAATTGGGAAATCATGTTGATTTAAAGAAATCTACAATATCAGAAATAGAAAACAATAAGAAGGATGCTGGCAGAAAAGCTATTACAAAAATTGCTACAGTTCTAAATTGTACTACTGACTATTTATTAGGACTTTCTGACGACCCACAATTAAATAGCGAACAATATTCTGATTTACGAAAGAAATTCGATGTATTACTTGAGAAATTAGAACAAAAACCTAAACATGAACAAGAGATGCTTTACAAAATGATGCAAGCAGCTCTTGGTTCGGAGGATTAAATGATTGTTAGATCTCACTAACAATCATTTTTTTTGTTCATAATTTGTACCTCTATGTTAGAGACTTCTTGTCTTTTATTTTCATCACTCGTTGTTTCTCCCATTACAAGTGTTTTCCATAATACGTCAGCTAAGTTATCTTTCTTCATCCCTAAAACCCCCAGATTTTGTCTATGTAGTTTGTGAACGATTCACAATGATTACCTTTTTACTTTTTTTCTTCAAAAATAGGATTTTCCCGAAAAGCACAAATGGCATTACCTCTCATTGAGGTAATGCCATTTAAATATATATTAATATAATCAGCCAGCTCCGCCGCCGCCTGGATCAACCATCATTTTGTATTGAGTTTGCTCAGTAATAGCTGCTTGTTTCGGTTGTTCTTTTGCAACGTCAGAAGTATTTAACAAAAACACTCCAAGAACTGCTAACACCGATAAAGTCGATAGAATCTTTTTCAATATGTTCTCACCTGCCTATAAGACAATTATACCATTTTTTCAAAGGATACCCAAGTATAATTTAGGTAATTGAGCATAAAATAAGTTGCCGTTTTCTTCGAACTTCTTTAATGATTTTTCTATCAGTTTTTTATCACCTTTTGCGATTCCCATATAGCATAGTTGGAAAGCAGATAGCTTGCCATTTTGCATTTCTAATCCATTTAATATTTCAATAGCCTTCTCATTATTGCCTCTTTTGATTTCTAGATAAGCTATTTCTGCAGGGTCAGTAAGATACAAATCATCTAAATCTTTTCCATGATATATTTTGAGAAAGTTAAGTGTGTTCATAATACAACGTTTTTTGTTTTTCATCGTGTCATTAAAGACATCGCCAAGAACATATAATGCTTGTTCTAAGTAAGCTTTAGCTTTGTGGTAGTCTTCAAATATATAAGACTCTCCAAGGACATTCAAAGCACTTGCTTGTGGAATAGGGTATTTACCAGGTTCTCCGAGGTATTTCATTAAATAAGGAGTGTACTCTCTTGTCTCTTTTATCTTACAAAGCGAAAGACATGCAGCATGTATACTCTCGTTTATCTTTATAGTTAAACTTTGTTTTAAAAATTTTTCTTTTTGAGGAATATCTTTTTCGATTTTCTCCTTAACGTCACACGCGTATCTATACAAAAATCGATAATCACTCAGATCATATAGGCCATAGCAATAAATAATATCTAAGACTAAACTCATTTCAGTGCTTTTTATAGTTTTTCTCTTTTTTTCAACCTCTGTTAACAACAATTCACCTACTAGATCTTCTTTGCTTCTTCTATATAGAATACGATAAACTTCAGCCCATTCTTTTGTAACATCATCTTTCGATAACTCAGCTTTTTTTATTAACGTTTCTAGTAAGCCAAATTCTCCTCTAGCATGGACAAACTCCATACCTATTTTTAAATTTTTATTACCTTTTATCTTCTCGCAATACTCAAATAAACACGCTCTCCTTAATTCTGGATTATGTTTGTACAAATGTATCAATGTGTCTGAAAAACATTGAAAACTAAATTGTGTATTGCCATTGAGATAATAAGAAACCTTCTTTTCATTGATTCCAAGTCGTACTGCTAATTCTTTATTAGTGATACCAGCTGCAAATAAATCATCCTTCATTTTCATTAATAATTTCTGCACTGTTTTGCTCCCCCTTGCCGGAACAAAAGACACGTTATACCCAGTTTTTAACTTTTAAAGGAAAACGCGTCACTACATTCAAAAGATGTGTTATAATTTATGTAAGACTTGCAGTAAGTGTTTTCCCTAGCGCTTTAGGGAAAGCGGTATAAGAGTGCGCTAACACTACTTATACACGCTGTGAGTCTTTTTTACGTCCGTTTATTTTATTATTTTCATAATATCACATTTTTGGCAAATTTCAGTCATGTAGTTATCTGATAATTGTTGAGAAAGTTGTAAAACCGTTATATACCAACGTTTATCAGCTGACATGAAAATACAATATGCAATTATGCATGTGATGTAATAAAGACCTCATATGCATATTTTACCACAAAATCGAACTTTTGTTCTATTTTATTTCAGGATTATGATTGTTTTCCTATCATTATACTACATTAGACAATATATCTATCATTTATAGTATATCGATATGTCTATAACTATACTGATAGTATGAAAACTTTAGGTGAAACTTTAAAAAATCTTAGAAAAAGTCGTTCGCTTAGACAAGCTGATTTGGCTCATGAACTAAACCTTAGTCGTAGTCAAATCAACAACTATGAAAATGGTTTTTCTGAACCAGATCTTACAACCTTGTTTCGTCTCGCCTCCTTCTTTAATGTATCGTTAGATGCGCTTACTGGTCGCACTGACGCTACTGATGATGAAAGGCTACATAATACTTTAATTGGTGTTCAAAAAACGTATGGGGCGTTATCTGAAAGCCAAAGAGAGAACTTCTGTAAGCAACTTGATCATTATGTAAGGTTCTTAGGTGAGAATAATGAAATATTGTGATTTGATTTCATCATAAAAGAAATCTTTTCCAAAAGAAAGAGGTAAAATTTTACATAATTTTACCAATCCTACCAACAGGACTATTCGGTCCTGTTTTTTATTTTTCTTCGACAAAATATGACGATGTAGATATAACTGGATTTGTTATGCTTCGTTAAAACTTTTACATAGGACAAATAAATGGTGATATGATGAATAAATAGATTAACAAATATAAAGAGGTTATACATAAATTATTGAGAGAACAACGGCACTTGAAGACGTGGTTTAATTATTTGAATTTTGGAGGTTATTATGACAAATACAAAACGATATTCTAATCGTAAAAAAAAGGGACTTCCAACCCCTAAAGAGATTGTTGTAAAAGATTTAGCAAGTTATATTCAATTATTTTCTGGTGGGAAATTTAAAAATAACTATTTTAGAGGAGAACCTACGAATTACGAACAAACTATATCATCAGCGTTACGTGGTAAAGAATTATATTCGTTTCTTGGTATGAAAAGAGATTTTCAAGAAGAATATCCTTTTCTTAATATGAAAAAAGAATTTAAAAGAGAAGTTTGGTACAAATTATCGCCTGATGAACGAATGCATTTTTCTGCTTTTTCACAACATCATGGAATTCCAACTAATTTAATTGATATAACCACTTCACCGCTAGTGGCCTTATATTTCGCTTGCCAAAAACTCAGTGCATCTGAACAAAATATCCAGGGACTGGATAAAGAACGAGGTTTCGTATATCTGATGGAAGATTCGTTCGTCGATATCACAAATATTTTGACAAAATATGAAGACGATAATGTATTAGAGTTATTTGCCTTTAGTAAACGAAACATCTTTATAGACATGTACAATCTGTTTTTAGAG